CCCCCGCCAGAGCGTCCAGGGACTTGCCGTCCGCCGTGAGGCCTTGCGGTCCGAAGTACGGCACACCCGTGCGCCTGGCAAGCTCATTGCCGAAGAAGACGTGCTCGACCCAAACGATGCCTTTGTGTTTGACCATCCAGTTGGCGCAGGCGTTGAGCGCGGAGTCGTCGTGCCATTCGTAGACGCTGTTCGGGACGAACGTAGGGCCGATGCGGCGCCACGTGGCGAGGGCGCGATCGGTGTCCGGCACGCGGCCGGAGTCGATGGCCTCTGCGACGGTGCCCTCGGTGTCGACGCCCGGGATGTGGTAGTTCTTGAGCACGTACCGGACGGTCCCGTGCCACGCCTTGCGGGCGTTGCGCCACTCTTCTGGCGCGGGAGGGTCCCATCTGTAATGCAGGCCGAGTGCGAGCTCGCGCGCGTACATCCAAGCTTCCGTCGCCATGCTGAAGGTGCGGCGGTCGGGCAGCGGTGTCTCCCACCCGGGGTTGGCCTCGGTGCCGTCCCCTCGCAGAGTCCGGAAGTTGTCCTCCGTGGCTTGGCTGACGGGGTACGCCGCCGCCGTCGCGATGAGCGAGCAGCCTTCGACGTTCTCGCTGCCCGTGGCCACCACGCCAGGGGTCCAGAGAAGGCGGTTGCGGAAGCCGTGGCGGCCGTCGCGCTGTTCGTCGTCGCTGCGTTCGGTGCACCAGTCGAGGAGCGCCCCCGGGTGCGCGCTGTCGAAGAGATTGGTGTCCTCGTCGAGCGCCGTGGCCCATTGGTCCAGGTCCTCCCACGTGCTCGGGACGGGGGCTCCAGCCTTCAGCGCCCATGTAAGTATGTGTGCGAAGTCCTTCAGCGACTTGCGCATGACGCTCCCGCTCACCGCCAACAGCGGCGTTTGGGGGAACTCGTCGAAGTAGGCCTTGACGCGGCGTGTCACGCCGGCCTTCGGGTTCTTGAGTTTGTGGACCTCGTCCGCTTCGATGCAATCCGGGCGGAAGGACGCAAGGAGCTTGGGGTCCCTCCCGATGGCCTCGTAGCTGAGGAGCGTGATGTTCCGTACCAGGTTCCAGTGTCGGGCCAGGTGGTTCTGCTCGTTCTTGGTCTTCTCGACGAGCACCGCGGGGAGGAGGAGCACGGGGCGGATGGCCCCGATCATCTGCGGCGCCAGCAGGGTCAGCAGGGTCTTGCCTCCGCCGACGACGATGGCACCAAACAGCCCGCGGTTCTGCCCGAACTCGACGAGGGCCTGCGCTTGGGTCGGCCGGAGCGCCATGGTCCCGCCAGGCATCTTGAGACGCTCGGTGAGCTGGCGCGCGGCCTCGGTCCAATCCTGTTGAGGGTCCCGCCGCGGGAGCGCATTGATGCGGAGCCACTCCCGGGTGCGGCCGACTTGACCGCTCAACGCCAGCTCTTCGGCGGGGGCTCGAGCTCTTCCTCTTGCTCGTGGTGCGCCTCGAAACATTCGTCGCAGATGGGCATTACGTCTGTCACTTCGCCGTCTTGGACTTGAATGGTGAACTGCGGGGAGCAGGCTTCGGAACAGACGTAACAACGTTTCATGGGGTCGTTTCGATCAAGTGGTCGAGATGGTCACGGAGCTGGACCGCCTCTGCGCGGGTGAGCTTGATGTAGGTCTGGTCGTTGTAGACGTCTTGCGTCAAAACGGTGAAGAGGTCCGAGATCTTGAGGTGCGCCAGCTCGGCCTTCCCTCCAGCTTTGAACTCGAGCACCTTGGTGCCTTGGAAGGCGGCGCCGGCGAGGCCTGCGAGGCTCATGGTGTGGCCCGCCTTGCGGTCGCCAAGTGGAAGCAGAACCCAACCACGTTCATGGCTGCGATGGCCCAATAGAGCCCGCCGTCACGGAGCGCGAGCGCCGTCCAGATCGGGAATTGTAGGATGTCGAAGGCGACCGCCGTCCACCAGAGTTTTGCGAGGGTGCTCATCGCGTCGGCCTCACCACCACGTCGGCACGGAAGGACAGTTCGACGAGTGCGGCCGCGCCTTCGGGCGAGGTGGTGTCGAGGTACATCTCCGTGAGCGTACCTGCGTCGATGAACCCTTGCGCCAGGCGGCCGGCCTCCAACGCCAGCTCGCGCAGCCCGCGACCGAACTCGATTTCCTTGTAGTCGCGCACCTGGAAGAGCGTGCACACCTTGCGGTTGGCCTCTTGGAAGAACTCCACCGCGTCGGGCACGTCGCCGTCCGGGCGGCAATTGACGTAGAGCGTGAACATCCGGTCGTGGTCAGGGATGCACTGCGGCGCGGGGGCTTGCGTGTCCTGGACGATGGTCTGCACCGCGTTGTGCGTGACAGTGCCGGCCGCAAGTGCGGGGGCTTCGGCGGCGCGGGCGGCGGCCATCTCCGCGGGGCTCCGGCGCGTGCGCTTGGCCTTGGGCGCCTCTGGCACGGTCGGCGCCGGCGAGGGCACCACGACAGGAGCGGGGGGCGCCGCCGCGAACACTTGGCTCGGTTGCTCCGGGGGGTTGATGCCGCCGTTCACCGGGAAGTTCGTGATGACCGGGCGTTGGTCGGGGAAGGTCGGCTGCGTCTGGGGCGGGAAAGGCATGGTGGCCTGGCCGGGCGGGACGATGACGCCTTGGGTCACGGGGGCGGGGGGCGCGACGGGCGCCGACTGGGGCGGAAAAAACGACATGAATTCCTCGATCCTTGCTTGCTCGGTTTCGAGCGGGTCTAGTTTGCAGGTGCCTCGATAGGGACACCCACCGTATGCGTCGCAGTGCAATGGGTTCGGCGGCAGTTGCTCGAGCACACTCGCTGCGTCCGTGAGTTTATGATATGCATGCACCACCTCCGTGGCAAGGACCTCCAGCTTCCTAAATTGCTTTTTCACCGTCTCGACGTCGAAGCGCACATAGACCGGTTTCGCCTTCCCTGCGCCAGTGGGCAGGTACAGCCACATGAGGTCGATGACGGGCGCCTCGAACTCTGCCATGGTCTGGCTGGCGTAGAGGATGGCCTGGGGGTCTTCGAGGAGCGTCTCCTCGGTCTTGGCGTACTGGAGATTGCCGGTCGACTTGTAGTCGATGAGCGTGAGGGGGCTGCCAGGGAACATGCCGCCAGGGGCGACGACGAGGTCCCTGCGACCCTTCCACAATATCGGCGGTTTGACGGCGCCCTGGGAGTCGCCGGTGCGGCTCGTGTCGAATAGGAACTCGGTCTCGGTCAGGGCTGCGGGGTGCGGCGCTGGGAGGTGGGCGAGGGCCTTGGCGGCGATGGGGCTGGCGCGCAAGGTCGTGTCCCAGGCGATGCCGTCCTTCTGGTACTTCTCGAGAAGGTTGTGCACCTCGGTGCCGAGGAGCGCGCTGTCCTGGTCCGCCGGGCGAGGGAGAGGGTCGGGTCCGTATCGAAACGCCCACTTGCGTTTGCAGCCGTCCTTCCACGTTTGGAGCTCGCTGGCGCTCACCTGGTACCAGCCAGGGATGTTCTGGCGCACGTAGGGGGTATCGGTCATGTAGGCCTCAAAAGAAACCCCTGCCGGGGATCGAAGCCGGCAGGGGCGGGGGACACGAAAGGAGGTGACACCAGACACCATACGGCACCCCGCTTCCCCTGTCAAGGTATAGTGCAAGCTTGACGCCAGGTAAAGCGCGTCGTATGCTGTCATGGGGTCTATTCCCCCACGAAAGAGGATCGATGGCTCTGCCGACGGACACGCTTGCGCTTTTTCCGTTGTACCCTGTCGCGCCGGATGGTCGGTGCACTTGCAAAAACGCCACTACGTGCGACCGCGTGGGTAAGCACCCGATGTACGCATGGTCGCGCCTGGCCGCCGCCGAGAAGGTCCACGGGCCCGCGGGGTGCGGGTACGGCATCGCCACCGGCATGCGCTCCGGCATCGTGGTGGTGGACGTCGACGTGAAGGACGGCGTGGATGGTCGTGCGGCGGTGTCGCACCTACCCCCTACCTATACCGTGCGCACCCCTACCGGGGGTTACCACTACTATTATGCCTACCCTGGATGGCGCGTGCGTACATCGGCCGGGGAGTTCGCGCCAGGGGTCGATATCCGGGGCGATGGCGGATATGTCGTGGCACCTGGATCTAAGCACGCTAATTCCGGTTTTTATACGGTGTGCAGCGATGTCGAGATTAGCGAGTTTCCCGAAGCGCTCGAGGCGTGGGACGGGATCGTCGCTCGCGAAGCGTCCTCCCTGGTGGAATCCCCATTAGCCCGAGGTCAGGACCACACTGATTGGAACTTCCGCTGGAACGAGGCTATTCGGCATTGCCAAGCGTGTGTGGCCACTGCGCCAGGAGATGGCGGTGCAGCGCTCTTCGTGGTGGCACAAGTCTTGGTGCGCACCTACGAGCTCCCTTTGGATGCCGCAATGGCCTTGCTGGTGCAGGTGTGGAATCCTCGCGTGCTCGATGCCGACGGCAACCCCTATCCTTGGGACGAGGACGACTTCGTGCGCAAACTCGAACAGGCGCGGGACGTCGGCACCTTCCGCGTGGGTTGTGCGCCAGAAGGCATGCAGGACCTTGGCGCGGTATTCGCCGAGGTGAGGCTCGAGCAGAAGGTGTCGATCGCGGCGCCCCGGAAGGTCAAGGCCGAGGGGCATACCTACAAGTGCAAGCCTGGCGACGTGCCCAACGGAGAGCGCTCCAAAGCCTCCCTAGGCGACGTAATCCGGGTCCTATCGACCCACCCCGATTGGGCAGGCACGTTCCAGTACGACGAATTCGCCGACAGGATCATCGCGGTCGATCCGCCGATCGCCCTGCTGGCAGAGGGGCCGAAGGGGCTCCAAGACGTCGATGTGATCAATGTGAGGCTCGAGCTCGAGGTCATGCACGACATGCTTGTCGGCAAGGATCAGGCCTGGGATGCCGTCGTCTCTGCTGCGGGCCAGCACACATTCCACCCCGTGCAGGACTACCTGCGCTCGTTACCGGTCGGGGATCCGCGGATGTTCGATGGGTTGGCAGCACGGCTGTTCGGCGCCATCGCCCCCATAGAGGAGGTCTTCCTGAGGAAGTTCATGGTGGCCGCCGTTCGACGCGCTTTCAAGCCAGGCACCAAGGTCGACTCGGCGTTGGTCCTATACGAGGAAGCCGGCGGCAAGCAGAAGACCACATTCATCAAAGAGCTTTTCGGTTTCGATTGGGTGGCGTCCTTGTCGCACAATACGCCAGAGGTGGGCAGAAAGCTCCAAGGCAACTGGTGCCTGGACATGGGCGAGATGGGTGCCGTCACCAAAGGGGAGCTCGAAGACATCAATGAGTTCATGACCGCTTGCGATGACCACTATCGTGCCCCCTACAGCCGCACCTTCCAACGTCGCGCCAGAGGGGCGGTGCTGACCGGCACGACGAACAACCCCTCGTTCATGCGGACGTCGGCGCACGCTCGACGCTTCTGGCCGATCGAGATCCGTAAGATGATCGACATGACCTACCTCCGTGCCAATAGAGATGCCATGTGGGCGGCCGCCGTCGCCCTCGCATTCGCCTCACCTATGTCGGATTGGCTGTTCGACGGTGCGCACTGGCTGGATGGCACGGAGCTCGCCGCCGGGGTGGTGGTAGGGCTCGAGTACCAGGACCGTGATGCTTGGCATGAGAGCATCGAGCAATACCTATACGGTAGGACTTTGACCACACCCACCGAGATCTATACTTGCCTGTTCGCAGGGGCCCAGGGTGAGGGGGGATACGACAACCGCAAGCGCGACCGTATCGTCAGAGTGCTGAGGCACATCGGCTGCGTCTCGCGCGCCACTCGCATCGAAGGCAGAGTCATCAAGCGTTGGCATGTGCCGGAAGAGCTGGCGATGCTGCAGTTGGCGATGAGGCTAGGCGAACCCTCTCTGCCAGACCCTAGACCTAGCTGAGAGCCTCTGAGGTAGGCCCCGACCCCCTGTAACCGGGGCTCGGGGCTTTTTAGTGCCTGAACGTTACCCTCGTTACCTCGATGCAACCTCGCCTCGGGTTACGCAATAGCGCCATAGAATCAGGTACTTAGACCATCTGTAACCGTGTAACCTTACTTTTTATATAAGATTATATATATATAAATAAGGCCCTGCACTAGTAGCACCACTGTAACATTACAATGCGTAGCGCCGTACAGAGGGTTGTGGAAACGGTGAAGTTACAGGTAACACGGTTACGCACCGATCGGTCGGGCTATCCCTCTCCTCTGGCGCGAGGTCTAGCGACGGGGAGTGCAACCGTGACGGTTACAGTGGTCCGTGCGTACCTCATGCTACATCCCGGGAGTGAAGAGACTAGATCTGCTAGGTAGGCTGAAGTCGGATGCGGGCAGAACCCCCCAAGGGGGTTTGAGAGTGCCTGCCAATCTCACGAGGACCGGCGTGTTCAAGTACACGTACGCCGATGGGTCCACGGTGCGTGAGCTGAGGCACCCTGACGAGGTCTTCGCCCCCGCCTCTCTGGCGACGCTGACCGATGCCACCGTCATCGAGGGGCACCCCGACGTGGTGCGGCCTGACAATTGGCAATCGCTCGCCGTGGGTCACGTGCACGAGGCGACACGTAATGGCAAGTTCGTTACTGCCAAGGTGATAGTGCAGCACGGTCCGACTATCTCTAAAGTGGATAGTGGAGAGCTTATCGAACTAAGCTGCGGCTATGAGTGCAATGTGGTCGAGGAGAGCGGCGTCTACGAAGGCGAGGCTTACGACTCCAAGCAGACCGACATCCGCTACAACCACGTCGGCATGGGTCCTCGGGATTGGGGACGGGCAGGTAACGAGGTCCAACTAAACCTCGACGGTGGAGTGTCAAGGGGTGATGGTAGTGCGGTCTGCTACATCCCTGGCATGAAGACTGATGCGGAAGTTATCGCGGAGCTTCGGGCAGATCTCGCCCGCGTGACCGCAGACAGCGCCAAAGCCGACAAGGCCAAGGCAGATGCGCTCGAAGCGAAGTACGACGCCAAGGTGGCGGAGCTCGCGGTAGTGCAAGCCAAGCTCGATGCGGCCCTCGCCGCGGGCTCTCCCGAGGCCGTCCAGGCCAAGGTCGACGCCAAGGTCACTCTCCTCTCTGGCGCCAAGTCGGTGCTCGGCGAGAAGTTCGACGGCAAGGGCACGGACGAGGAAGTGTACGTCCAGGTCATCAAGGCCAAGTATCCAGAACGCGACCTCGAAGGCAAGAGCGTGGACTACCTCCGCGCGGCGTTCGACGGCGTGGTCACGGACTTCGCCAAAGGCGAGGACAGCCTCGGTGCGGCCCGCAAGGCGACCTCGAACCCCGGTGCAACCGGCGGCAACAAGATCGCCGAGTCGCAAGCCAAGATGAAAGAACGCAACGCCAAGGCTTGGGCCGGCGCGCCCAAGGGGAGCAACTAACGTGAGCCAGACCGTATACACCCTCGACCACGCGGTCGCTTACGCCGGGCAGATCGCCGACGTATACATCGGGCAGGACATCACGTCCTTCCCCGCATCGGAGGTTATCCCGGCCGGTCGCATGTGCGAAGTCGTTGCCGGCAAGGCGCGCCTCGTTCAAGGCACGGGCCAGGACAGCACGACCCTCGGCGGCGTCTCCTGCTACAACGCAATGGCCATCCCGGGCGGCTACCAGATCGGCGACATGGTCCCCCTTCTACGCAACGGCCGCATCTGGGTCGACTTCGTTGGCACGGGCGCAACCGAGCTCGAAGACGCGAAGTACTCGCACTCGTCCACGGTCGCTACCGACCGCGGCAAGTTCACCGACGCGGCCTCGGCTGCTGGCGCTGGCGTGGAAGTCTCCGCCGTCGTTGGTAAGTTCCGGGACCGTCCGGCTGGCCCTGGCGGATCCCCTGCCATCGCATGCGTTGAACTCCGTCTGCCGGCCACCTAAGAAAGACGACAATGGGTTACATCTACCTGACTGACTCTGAGATCGACAGCGCCAAGCCGACTGTCGACATGGCGGCCGACCTGAATTGGGCATTGCAGCTCATGCTCGGGCCGAGCCGCGTATACGACGGTCGACGCATCGACGCGAACGAGACGGCCATCTTTGCGCGCCAGCTCGAGTACATCTTCACCCAGACGTACGACGTCGAGTACCCCGAGCTTCAGGCTCGCTCGATTCTCCCCATCGTCTCGGGCATCCCTTCTGGCGCAGAGCTGCACACCTACAGCCAGTTCGACAGCGTGGGCAAGGCGAAGTTCGTGGACTCCCACGACACCGACTTCCCGACGGTCGAGGCCAAGGGTCTGCAGTTCACGGGCAAGATCAAGAGCATCGGCGCCGCGTACCAGTACACGCTCCAAGAGCTGCGCGCTGCGGCAATGGCAGGCTTCCAGCTCGATGCGACCAAAGCGCGGATGGCCCGCCTCGCGGTCGAAACCCTGCTCGACCAAGTCGCTGCCTACGGCGATGCGGCGACCGGCCTGCTCGGCCTGACCAATGCGACCAACGTCCCCTCGACCGCCAAGGTCGGCGTGGCGTGGAACGACCCGGCCATCACGCCGGCCATCATCCTCCGCGACGTGCGGGCGATGTTCAGCAAGATCTGGTTGGGCACCAAGACCACGCACCGTGCCAACACGTTGCTGCTCGACTCGGCGAACTACGACCTTCTGAGCAACACGGACTTCGCGATCGTCTCGGGCACCACGACCCTCGTCGGTAGCGGTAACCTCCTCTCCTACATCCAAGCCAACGTGCCCGGCCTCCAGAGAATCATCCCTTGGCAGCGCCTCGACACGGCGGGCGCGGGCGGCCTGGCGCGCATCATGGCGCTCGACCTCAACCCGAACGTTCTCGGTCTCGTCGTGCCGCAAGAGTTCGAGCAGAGCGCTCCGCAGAACGCGGGCTTCAGCACGAAGATCCTCTGCCACATGCGCACCGGCGGAGTCGTCGTACGATACCCGCTTGCAGTCACCTACATGGACGGTACTCGCGCGTAACCCGCGAGCAGCACGAGCATAGCGTGCCGGCCCCGGCGATCGAAAGGTCCCCGGGGCTTTTTCACGTCAAGTGCAATCGGACAGGAAGGCTGCAAGCTCAGTGCTTTGCGGCTCGAACACGTCGAGCACCACATCGTCGCAGCAAAGCTCTACCGTGGTTTGCTTCTCGTTAGCCATCGCCTGCGCTTCTTTGCGGATGGCGCGAAGGGTGCCGGTGCGGGTCAGTGCGTCATTCGTGATGTTGAGCGTCTTCATGTCCCTCAATCTAACGCCCCCTGGCGCGGTGTCAAGGACGATCGACGAAAGAGGTAGGCGTACGTATGTGGTGGATTGTTCCTTGACGGATGCGTGTCCGGTGGCCAGGCTGTTGGTATCCCAATGCACAAGCCGCCGACGTTCACGATCGACCAACTACGCACTATCTCAATCGCAACCCACTTGCTCGACGCTGCCGAATACGTACTACGACACAAGAAACTCGCAACGCTCGAGGACACAATCGAAGTAGCTAAACTCATTGCAATGCTCGAAGGTCAAGGTAAGTGACATGTACGCACTATCGAATCTCGAATCGGACGGAATGGTACGACTACACATTAGCGCCACGGACGACGGGCTTACGGTTGCGGACTCGCCAGGCTACCGTCGTGCCACGGCACGCATGACCAAACGACAAGCGCAGGCACTTGCCTACAAGTTGCTCCACGCAGCTAACGATGGCTTTGACGATTCCGAGGTTGCGCCCTCGACGAAGAGGGGCGCATGATCTCCCTCGAAAACATGCTGGCCACGATGTCTGCCAAGGGGCTCGTCACGATCACTGCGATGGCCGCCGGCAAGAAACGGGTTGGCACACTCGTTGAGTTCAGCTACGGTAGTGGTCAGGTGACCCGAGCATGGGCCAACGGCCTAGGCGAAGCCGTCACCAAAGCGTACTTTAGATCTGTCGACCGAGGAGTCTTCGCATGACCAAAGAACCCTGCACGTGCTGCGCGCTCGCTGAGGACAATGCCGATCGCTCTGATACCCCCGACGCTCTGCACAAGGGCTTCTTCCTGAGTGGCCTCTCGTTCGGCATGCTGCACCTGGGAGAGGACCTGCCGCTGCGTCTCTGCACCCGGTGCAAGGCCGCGACCATGAAGCTGCTGGCGGACCTGCGCTCGAAGTTCGAACAGATCAATGGTTACCCGCTAGGGCGCAAGCCGGTCGAGGCACCCAAGGGTACGGCCCTCAACTAGCTTACCTTCTGCTACATCCCTGGCATGGCTGTTACGCCTGCCGACTTCAAACTGTCGTTTCCCGAGTTCGCTGGCGTCATTGGCGGGCAAGCGGTGGACGACGCTTACATTCAGGTCTGGCTGGACCGCGCGGCACGTCACATCTCGCCCACGGTCTGGCGCGCCAAGTACGACGATGGGGTGCTCTTCCTCGCTGCTCACTGGATGACCGTTGGCCCGCAAGGCCAGGGCGCCAAGCTGAACAACGCTGACGGGACGAGCACCTACGGCAAGCAGTACGACCGCCTCAAGCTCGAGGTCACGGGAGGCTACCGCGTGTCGGTCGCCATGTGCCCGGCCGACGGGTTCGGAGGCATCGGTTTCCAGACGATCGGATGGCGACCTTGGGGTCCGTGGTTCTAGGCCATGGCGTCCACTAAGGTTACATCTAAGGACAACGGGTATAAGAAGACCCTTGTGCGCATGGGTGCGATGAGCGGCACGAAGCTTTTCGTGGGCGTCCCCCCTCAGGCGGACAACGTCAAGCACGGCAATAACGGCCTCACCGTGAGCGCCCTCGCGGCGATCCACGAGTACGGCCTCGGCGTTCCCGAGCGGTCGTTCCTGCGTGCGTGGTTCGACGAGAACGCCGAGAAGATCCGACAGGCCATCAGCGTCATGGCGAAGGCTATCGCCGCGGGTCGCCTCACGCCAATGCAGGCCATGGCGCAACTCGGCCTCAAGTTCGTCGGCGAGATCCAGGCGCGCATGGCTCGGAACATCCCGCCGCCGCTCGACCCCAAGACCGTCGCCCGCAAAGGGTCGAGCATCGCCCTCATCGACACCGGCGTACTGCGTAGCTGGATCTCTTACATCATCCTACTAGACGGCAAGTCCTCGGCGCCAGTGCGTCCAGCGGGGGCGAAGTGAGCACGCCCTTCGATCTCCCTAAGGCCGAGCTGGCCGCCCTCGTCGCTTCTCTGGCGCAGGTCCCCCTCGATGTGGTGATCTGGGACGGCGACCCTGAGCCTCGAACCAGCCCGCGCGGGGGGAAGATGTGGGGACTCATCGTCCTCAATCTCACGACCGACATCTCGTGGGGACAGTTCGAAGAGCGGCAGACCGCCTTCGACGCAGGCACTGGCGCATTGACCACGGTCCAAGTGACCACCGGCGTGGCGACTATCACGTGCCAGGCCAGGCAGTTCGATCGCCAAGAGGGCTTCGATGTCTTGCGCAAGATCCGCTCGGGCATGCAGAAGTCCTCGACCGACGATGCGCTCACGGCGATCTCGATGGGCTTCAACAGCATCTCGACGATCAACAATCTGAACATGATCGCCGACCATCGGACGATCTCTTTCGCGACGCTCGAGTTCAAGCTGAACTACGCGCTCTACGATGACATCGATCAGACGTGGATCGAAAGCGTCGAGGTCACGCAAACCGGCATGGTGCCATGAAGGATCGGTGCCCCCATGGCTGACGTGTCGATCAAAGAAATTGTAAGGGTCACGATCAATGTCGTGAACCCCTATACGGGCGGAGGCAGCGGAGGTTTTCCGTTTCCCCCAGAGCCTTTGGAGGAAGACGTGAACATCAAGGCAATCGCAAACATGACGCTCAACGCAGGGGACTGGACGTGCGTTGCGCCCGATGGCCGCGTCACCCTTGCAACGACCGCGGCACTCACGCTCGCGGGCGCGACCCTAGGCGTGGTCGTGGCGGGCGGAAACGTCGGCCAACAGGTCACCATTCAAGTGGACGGCCTGCTCACGCCAGGGCAGCAACCCGACATTGCGCCAGCGTTCGGCCCCATCCAGGTCAACACCACGACAGGCAAAGGCAGCGTGGTCACCACCTTCGACCCTGCTGGTTACCCGATCGGTTTCTCGAACGCCGCGGGTTACGTGACCATGGTGCGAGGCCTCGCCTTGAACACGCATGGCGCCTATGCCTATGGCCAAGACGGCGGCCTCATCGCGGACTACAACGCGGACCTCGAGACCGCGGGCGCGCTCGCCACGTGGACGGATCGCGCAGGGTCAGGGAACCACTTGGTCCAGGCCACTGGCGCGAACCAGCCCATCATCGTGGCCGGTGTCCTCAACGGTAAGAAGGTGCTGCGCTTCGACGGCACCAACGACTACATGTCCAAGTCGACGTTCGCGCTGAACGCCAACGAATTCACGGCTTACGTGGTCTCGAGCCTCGCGGCGGTCGGCAGCAACCCGATGGCCATCTACTACAGCTCGGGGGCTTGCATCGTCAATTGCTCGGGAGCCAGCGGACAGCCGTCGATCTCTCGCACGAGCGGCGTGGCTACATACACACACAATATCGTCGGCGAAGGCTTCGCGATTCGCTCTTCGCAGATGCGCAACGACGGCACGAACGAGCTCTTCTACCAGGGCGTCTCGCGCGCGACGGCCACGGACGCCACTGCTATTCCGGTCTCCGGTGCGGCCATCGGCGTCGGCGCTCTCGCCAACGGTGCAGGCTTCTGGATGCAAGGCGACATCGCCCGGATCCTCATCTACAATAAGCGCCACACGCCGGCCGTGCGCCAGGCCATCGAGGCCCAGCTCGGACTGGACTACGCGTTGTGAGCGGCCTTCGTCTGGACGTATCGAGGGGTGGCGCACCGCCCGTGCAGATGGCCAACGTCCAAGCCTATGGGCACTCGATCGCCGCGGGCGGGGCGGCTACGCGCGTGGGCACGACGGACTTCTACGCCAGGCTGAAGAACACCCTGGACCCGCGGTACTTCTCGATGCGGTACCTCGGACACCCGTCGCAGTACACGGCTCAGATTCTCCCTCAAGCCGCCGCGGACATCGACGCGTTCGTCGACCCTACGAAGATCAATATCTTCATCTACATCGAAGTCATCAATTCGGTGTCGCACTACATGGCAGGTCTCGGGCAGGACACGGCGACTGCGGCGGCGAACGCCATCGTCGACCATATGCTCATGTTCTCATTGCGCAAAGCGGCAGGCTTCCAGAAGTGCATCGCCTATACGATGTACCACCCTTTTGGTTTCGACGGGCCGCAGAATGCTTGCGTTGACCTCATCAATGCCGCCCTGCGCGCAGCCGTTGGCGGAGGCATCATCGACGCCGTGGTGGACATAGCAGCCACGGCAGAACCTCGCTTCACGGTCACGGGCCCGCCAGGCACGAGCCTCACGGTATCGGACAACACGCACCCCACGGACTACGGCCACGCCATCATGGCGGACCGCGGGCGGCCAGTCATCCAGGCGATCTACGAGAGCGCCGGCGGACCCCTCCACTCCTACACCCCGCTGTCCAATGGCGACCTGCTGGCGTGGTATGAAGCCGCCCCTGCCAACGTCACGCAAGACGTCTCTCAAAAGGTCTCCCTCTGGAAGGACCTGTCGTCTTGGGGATACGACCTTTCAGCGGCAGGTGCGCTCCGCCCCACATTCAATGCAGCGAACGGGTTGTACGGCAGCCGTCCTACGGTGGACGCCGCGTCGAACTGCATGACCACCGCGCTCAACGTCGACCTTTCCTACACGCGCAACTTCGAGATCGTGATGCTCTTCACGTGCTCATCCACGGCCACGATCATGGGCGAGTTCTCGTCCCTGTACAGCTCGTTCACGGATTCGTGGATCATGCAGTACCACAATAACTCGACGGGTCCGGAGATCACCGCGATCGGCAACGTGGGCCCCTCGGTCTGCCGCGCCCCTACGCCCACGACCGTCAAGGCGGTCTCGCTCATTGTGGACAACACCTTGTCGTCCGGGCAAGCGCGCATCCTTTCAGAGGGCGTCCTCGTGCCAAGCATCGTGCAGATCGACGGCCCCAACACCAATCGCTTTGGGCTCCGTACCCTGAACCTATTCGCTCGCGCGGCAGGTATCGCACCCAGTACGATGTCCTGCGCGGCCTTCCTCATGTTCTCCCGCATCCTTACGACCCCCGAGCGTACGGCCCTGTTGGCGTACCTTATGGCTGCTTGGCCGCACTGACGAAGTCGATATCGGCATAGGCGCCGACGGTCACATTGGTCTGGCCGTCGGTCGTGCCGCACTGCACGGTCACGCGCTTGGCGTAGTCGAGGTCGCGGATCCAATGCTCGAGCACCACGCCGTCGGCGGCTTTGACTTCGACCGCGGCGGGCAAGGTCTCGTAGTCGTGCCATGCATACCACACGATGTCGCCATCGGCGAAGTAGTTGCCGTGGTTGCAGCGCTCGACGATGGTGTCGACCGTCGGCTCGTCGTCGGGGGTAGCGGCCGCGCAGCCGGCGAGAGCAAGGGCGAGGAAAACGAACAGGGAAACAATTGCGTTGTTCATATCCCAGAACGTAACCCCGTCTCGAGGTCTGTCAAGTGACTGCGGTCTTTATGCCCGACGAATGTAGTCCGACGTAGAGCTTGTCGTTCGAATTCCAGAGGAAGCGGTTGCCGTCCGACATGATCTGGTTCCGGGGCGGGTCGACGCCGCCAGCGGTGTTCAGGTTCCCGGTATCGGTCACGTGCCAGCTCACTCCGCTGTCCACGCTGTAGAGCAAGGTCGAGCGTTCAAGGGTCTGGCCTACGTCGCGGTTGGTCAACATGCACCACACGCTGCCCGCGCTCGAGAGGTCCCACACCTCCCAGTTCAAGGATCCGCCGGCGAACTTGAGCGTCCAGGTGATCGCATCGGGGCTCGTATAGACAGAGATCTGGTTGGCCGAGAAGTTCGTGAACAGGCTCACGTACATCCACAACCCCTCGACGGCGTTGTAGTGAATGGCCCGGCCGGCGAAGTTGGCGGCGTTGGGGAGACCGGTCCTCAGGGTGAACGTTACACCGTCATCGGAGGTGAAGTAGTTGCCGCCCGTGGTGGCGCTACGGGGGACGGCGACGAAGCGCGTGGGGCTCGAAGCGCAGGACCAATGACCCGTAAAGCCGGAGAAGGTCGCGGGCACGGAAGAGCTGGCGTTGGTCCAGTTGGCCGCACCGGCGGACTTGTACATCACGGGGGCGGAGCCTGTCGTGCCGAGAGCGATGAAGGTCGAACCGCTGGCCAGCCAAGAGACTTCTCTGAAGGTGTTGGCCACGGACGGCATCGTCCAGGACGACCACGTGTTCGAACCCGTTGGCAGGGAATACCCCCGCCCGCCCGTGCCGTCAACCCCCACTACCAGCCCCGCCGGATTGGCGCCCAAGATGGGCTTGCTCAACGTAGCGACGGGCCATGCACCCATAGTCGTCCAGCCCGTGTCGTAGCTGACGTAGGGGAAGTCGCCCGCGCCCAAGCTGGCGCTCGCAATCCAACGATTGGCCACGGCGTCATAGGCGGTCTTGTAGGTATTGGTGAACCCCGCATCTTTGAACGTCAGAGTCTCCGCCTGGCCGAGCCCGTCGACCGCGCTCTGCAGCGCCACGAACCCTTGGTTGTAGACGTAGTTGACGTACTCGGCGGCGGCGGCCTGGCCCGGGATGAATCCTCCAGCAGCGCTCGGCGGCGCGACCTTGATCGGTGTGCCTGCCCACGGGTCTGGACCGGCCGGGTAATTCACGTTCGTCGCCCAGTTGAAGAAGACACCGGTAGGTCGAGCCATGCAAGGGATGTAGCACATTGTCGTCTGCTACATCCCACGCATGACGGCCGAAGCCATTGCGATAATCGGCCTCGCCATAACCTTGGCGGGGGCAATCTGGAAACTCTCTGCCATCGTGGCCCCGCTCAACGGTCTTACCGATTCGATAGAGAATCTTCGCAACGACATGATCGATCTCGGCAAAGCAGTGGTCAGGCTGCAAACCAAGGACGAGGTCGAAGACGAGCGACGCAGCACACCGGGCCCGTTCCCGGGATTCAAGCACCGAGGAAAACTACGATGAAACTCACCCCTACCCTTTTCGTTGTCTCTCTCCTAGGGCTCATCGCAGGGCTCATTCTCGCCGCGGTCTTCGGGGGCACGTACGCCGCCGCGATCGTAGGCACGATCACCACGACCATTGCAGGTCTCCTCGTCATGGCGAGGGGCGAAACACCGCCGACGCTCGTCGCGCCAGCACCCGCGGTCGATGTCAAACCCGATCTGAAAGTGATCTCTGGAGGCCAATCATGAAAGCCTTTCTCGTTTCTGTTTTCGCATCCCTCGTCTTCCTCTCCGGCTGCGCTGGTGCAACAGGCCAGACCGTGACCCGCGTCGTGATCGCCGGCACGTTCCAAGAGGGGCTCACCAAGTGCGTCCTATCCGCCACCCCGCAAACTCCCTACACTGAATGTGCCGATGCCGTTAGTGCGGCGTTCGGCGTTCCCTCTGCCGATGCTGGAGCCGACCGATGAGCGCCCTTACCGACTTCGTAAACGCTGGCCGTGAAGTGATCGAGGAGCTCTCTCGCGAGACTCTCCCTAACGACGCGGTCCTGCTGAAACTTCTGCAGCTCCAACGCAAGGTGACGGACGCCGTCGCCGAAGCAGTGCTCCCGCCCGAGGCTCTGTAAATGGCCTTCGTCGACGCCAACGGTTGGACCGATAGCGACTACCGCGTGCTCGCGCGCGAAGCCTGCAAAGGACACTTTCGTCCTGAGGATTGGCTTTGCGTAAGCGCCAATGAAAGCGGGTTGGTCGTTCGTCGGGACACCGTTGGCGCCGACGGGAAGATCTTCAGAGGCTCCGGAACCTTCGCCCAATTCACGAACAAGAATGGTTCCGCGGGCGCGCGCGGTCTCACGCAGATGATGCCGGCTACATTGAAAGGGCTCGGCTTCGTGCCCGGCGATGCCGACTTCGATTCGTCGAGAGGTGATTACAGGGAGCTTTCGGTACAGCAACAGATTGTCTGGAGCGGCAAGTACTTCAAAGCCACCGGCGTTCGGAGCTGGAATAGCGCCGGTGATCTCTACCTCGCCAACTTCATGCCTGGTCGTTTGGGCCACAAGGACGACCCTGACTTCCAGCTCGCCGTGGCGCCAACGCGCAACTACACGGATAACATCGGCTTCGATCGTAAAGACGCCGACGGCAAGCGCAAAGGTTTCATCACCGTGGGCGATGTAGGCCGCGCGGCTGCAGCAAGTTTCTCTTCCTACCCTTATAAACAAGCAGCATTGTCCCTCAACTCTGTACGACAGATGCGGCTCAACGAGTGCCTCACAACCCGCGAACCCCTGACGACCGATGGCCTGATTGGCCCGATCTCTCTGAGTCGGGTGAAAGAGTTTCGGTATGCCGCCGGCCTGCCACTGTTCGGCGGGTTCGACGCAGTGGTAGATACCGCACTGTTCGGCGAATGAGACTCGGGGGGTTGCTCTTCGAGGCGATCGGGGAAGAGCGCGTCTGGCGCGCTGTCTTCTTCCTTGGCGGCACGGCCTTTGGTGCGGTGTGCGGAGCGCTCATCGTCAACTGCTGAGGAGGTAGGCCTTCCTGCTACATCCCTGGCATGGCTATTACGGACATTGCCGACGTATCGATCGTCGCTACCTCGTCGGCTCCGGCAGCCGCAAACTTCGGGATCGCGCTCCTCGCGGTCAATAAGGTCCCCGCCGGTTTCACCAATCGCGTCCGCCTGTACGGCTCTCTGAAGGAGATGACCGACGCGGGCTGGCTGGTCTCGGACCCGGGGTATATCGGCGCTGTCGACTACTTCTCCCAGACGCCTCGCCCCAAGACGTTGAAGATCGGACGCCGCGCCAACAAGACCGTGCAGTCGCTGAAGCTCACGGTAACCAGCGCGGTCACGGGCGAGGTCTATAACATCACGGTGGCGGGCGTGCCGCTCACATACACGGTCCTTGTCGGCGCGACCACGACCACGGTAGCCTCGGCCATCGAGCTGCTCACGGAAGCGGTCGCCGGCGTGGACTCGGTGAGCTCCACCAACACTATCACCCTGAGTGCCACTGGCGCCGTGCCGGGCGTCCTGATCGACCTGGCGGATTGGTCCCCTAACTTTCTGGTAGAGGACATCACCGCGGATCCCGGTATCGCCGCGGACCTCATCGCCATCCAGGCGGAAGACGACGGCTGGTACGGTCTCTCGATCGACTCGAACAGCAAGGCCGAAGTCCTCGCCGCTGCAGCGTTCATCGAGCCCCTCGAAAAGATCTTCATCTACAACACGGTCGATACGGTTTGCGGTGATCCTGCTGTCACCACGGATGTTATGTCCTCGCTGAAGGCGCTGTCGTACATGCGCACCGGCGGCCTCTACGATCAGAACCGCCTGCTCGGTTTCAGCGGCCTGGCCTGGATGGGCAACCGCTTCGCCGGTTCCGACCCTGGTTCGGACACGTGGTCCTACAAGACCCTCGTCGGCGTCAAGGTCGACACCAACGTCACGGCCGCCCAGCGCGCCGCCATCCTGTCCACGCCGACGACCACGGGCAAGAACGGCAACATTTACACGCTCATCGAGAACAGCGGCCGCACCGAGAACGGCAAGGCGGCCAGCGGCGAGTGGCTCGACACGGTCCGCTTCCTGGACTGGCTCCGGTCGATCCTCCGCACCGGCATCGCGCAACTTCTCTTCAGCAACCCGAAGGTCCCCTACACGGACACGGGCATTGAAGCCGTCGTCAACGTCGTCAAGGGCGCGCTCTCCCGCGGCGTCGCGGTCGGCGGTCTGGCCAACGACACACCCTACGTCGTGACGGCTCCGGCCGCGGCGGACGTGGATCCCGCAGTGCGCCAGCAACGTCTCCTCCCCAACGTCACGTTTACGGCGCGGCTCGCGGGCGCCATCCACATCGTGCAGATCACTGGATCGGTGAGTTCGTAACATGGCAACCGTCGGCAATTACAACGCCCGTAACATCATCATCATCGCGGCCGGCATCCCGATCTCGGGGGGTTTCGCCCCCGGCTCTAAGGTGAAGGTCACGCAAACGAACGACAGCTACACGGTGCAAGAGGGCGTCGAGGGCGACATCACGCGCTCGGCCACCAACTCCTCGCTGTTCACCGTCACCTTCCGGCTCCTCCAGACCAGCAAATTCAACGCTCCGTTGTCCGCCTTCCACACGGCAGACCGCGCCAGCGTGAACGGTTCCGGCATCGCACCCACAACGGTGAAAGATAAAGGTGGCGCTTCGCTACACTTTCTGGCACAGTCGTGGATTACGAAGTTTCCGGAAGCAGATTACTCGGGTGAAGACACCTTTAGGGAATGGGTAATCACTGGTCTTTCGGAGGTCAATATCCTCGGAGGCAACTGATGGCAACGGGTAGCGTAAAGACGACGATCGGGAAGTTCAGTTACGAGCTGCACCCGGTCGACGCCGTAACCGGTCGCGCGGCATGGGCGAAGTTCAATCGCATCGCCAGGGCGGCGATTAAAGACGGAGACAATATCAACGTCTTCGTACACGGTTCAGATGCGGATGTCGAGTTCTTCTGCGACATGCTCTCCGCCGCGACGTTCGTTTCGGGAGGGGACTACGCCAAGGGAGAGGCGCCGCTCCTCGAGAGCGTCTTCGCCACGCACTTCCAGGCCAACTACCAAGAGATGTCGAAGTGGCTGCATTGGGCGCTTGAGGCAAACTTCGGGGGTTTTACCGCTACCGTCAAGCCCGCGAGCTGAAGGGTTCGACGGGCGGAAAGAACCAAGCCAAACTTGAGCTCCCCCCCGAAGTCGACTGGGATATATGGCGGCTGCTTACGTCTTCGAGGTTGAGGGTCACCATGCGCGAGCTGAAGGAAGATTATTCGTTTGACGACCTCGCGTGCGCGCACGCGGTACTCGACGAATTCGACCGGCTCGTGTCTGAGGCGGGGGACAGGTAGCCATGGCGCTTCGGGAGATCCTCGCCGAGTTCGAGATCAAGGTCGACGACAAGGCGCTAAAGAATCTTGAGGGGGGGCTCGAAGGCGCGCTCGACAAGCTGCATTCCGTGGCCGCGGCGTTCACCGGTGGCCTGCTTATCAACGAAGTCGGCGAGTTCATCAATCACCAGATCGAACTCGGCAGCCAGATCAATGACACGGCGGAGAAACTCGGCGTCGGCACCGAGGAGCTACAGCAATTCCAATATGCTGCAAAGCTCTCTGGCGTCGAGGCCGAGTCCGCGGCGCAAAGCCTCGGCTTCCTGAACAAGAACATCGGCGGTGCGCTCGGCGGTAACAAGGAGCTGGTCAAGACCTTCGCCGATCTGAAGGTCCCGCTGAAGGACGCAGGCGGTAATGTGCGCGAGCTCGGGGACGTCCTGCCCGACATCGCCGACGGCTTCGGCTCGCTCAAGAGTCAGCAGGAGAAGACGACCGTAGCGATGTCGATCTTCGGTCGGTCTGGCGCGGCGTTGCTGCCCATCTTGAGCCAGGGAAGCGACGGTCTGGAGGAGCTCTACAAGGAGTTCGATCGCCTCGGCGGATCGTTGACCGAGGACTTCATCAAGGGCGCGGACGAAGCTGGCGACGAACTCGACAAGCTCAAGTTCTCGTTCGAGGGGCTGAAGTCGCGCATCGCCGTCGCGGTGTTCCCGACGTTGACGACCCTGACCAAGTACCTCGAAGGCGTGAGCGGTTCGCTCGTGCACCTGTCGAAGGAAACGAACGTCGTGCAGGTGGGCCTCTACGCGCTCGCGGGCGCGGCAGGCCTCGGCGGTTTGCGCATCCTGGCATCGTTGTCCAAGTCCCTCGGCTTCACCGCGAAGGCGGCGGAGGGCGCGGGCGGCGCCATCAAAGCGATCTTCAATCTCGGTTGGAAGGGCGGTCTGATCCTCGCTGCAGTAGGCGGAATCGCGCTGGCGGCAGAGGACATTTACACGCTCTTCACTGGCGGCACGTCTGCGATCGGTGAATGGCTCGACAAGTTCGGAGGCATCGGTACCGCGCAGAAACTGGTCGACGACGTCACGGCATCTTTCAAGACGCTGGAGCAAGCGATCGTAGATGCAGGGTTCACGACGGACGCGTTCAAAACCGACGCCGGTGCTGCGTTCAAGTGGCTGTTCGACGCCGTGATCTGGGAACTCGACGCTGTCATCCAGCTCTTTGGCGCGCTCGCGAAGGCGACTACATGGGTGGTCGATGCGGTGAGCAGCATCGATTGGGCGGGCATCTTCGCCGCGCGCGAGGACGGCGGAACCGGTGCAGCGCAAGCCGCGCCAGCAGCCGGTAAGTACGCCGAGAACATGGCCCGACGGAACGCGCAACGTCTCACGTTCTCAGGCAAGGAAACGATCGGCGGCCTCGAAGGCGGTTCCAACTTGCCCGCCACCGTCCCGCTCCCGCCGAACCTGCGACCTAAGGGCGCATCCGCCACGGGCGGCGCCGGCGCGTCTATCTCCAACACCGTGCAAGTCACGGTGCAAGGCGGAAGCAACCCGCAAGAGACCGGACGCAATGTGAGCCAAGGGGTGAAGGACGCCCTCTCTGGCGCGAACAACGACGCGCTCAACGCGATGCTACAGCTAGGAGGTACGTGATGGCGTTGGTTCGACGCGCTAGTTTGATCTGGACCACGAGCCAAGGGGCCAGCCAGTTCTTGAACTTTGATCTCGTTACGAGCGAGGACACCGAGCGCACGGTCACTGTCACCACGAGTCCTGTTGAGAAGGGGCCGAACGTCGCGGACAATGCGCGCGCGGAGCTCCCGTCGATCTCTCTCGAGGTCGTTGTGTCCAACGCGCCCATTCGCGACGCGAACTATCGAGGCTCCTCGAACCAACTCGTCGAGCTCCCGGCGCCGACCTACCCGGCGAAGGTCGGGATCTTCGCGGTGGTCAACACGTTCATCGCGGGTTACGACCAACCTATCCCGACGTCCGTCTCCGCGCTCAAGTTCAATCAGTTGTTCGATGCCGTCAAGGAAACAGAGAACGTCCTCAACCGTCTCGAGGAAACCTCGCAGCTCATCGACGTCTATACCACCACGTCCGCCTGGCGCGGGTGTGTGCTGGAGTCCCATCATCTGCATAAGGATTCCAACACCGGAACGAGCGGCAACTTCACGCTGGCGTTCAAGCAGATTCGGATCGTTGAACTGAAGATCGTTACCGCGCCAGTGCCTACAGAGATACGCGCGAAGACCGCCGTGAAGAAAGGCCCGCAAGGTCCAGTCGTCGTCGATCCGAAGAAGCGCGTCTCTCTGGCGGATAAAGGCGCGCACCGCGTAGGGGTCCTCTAATGAGCATGTTCCTAATCCCCACGTCGACCGATCCTTTCTATTCGCAGATCACGGACTTCGACGGCATCGACTATCTCCTCGAGTTCCGATACAACCAGAGAGAGAACGCCTGGTACTTCAGCATCTCCCTCGCCGACGAGACGCTCTTGTTCAGCGGCATCAAGGTCGAGATCGGCGCCAATCTGCTGGAGCGTTTCTCTGACGTGCGCCTTCCGCAAGGGACGCTCTTCGCTCTCGAGTCCGGTAACGATACAAGCACCGCCGGGCTGCTGGAGCTAGGCATCGACTCTCGCGTGACGTTGGTCTACGTGGATGCTGGCGGTGTCGTGTGAGCACGAAGATCTTCGGACGCGAGTACAAGCTGACCGTGGCGACGTTCGACGTCTCTGCGCTGCGCGTGCAATTCGACATCACCAAGACGCTCAAACCGACGCCGAACACCTGCGAGATCAAGCTCTACAATCTCACGCAAGAGCACCGCAACGAACTCGCCACGCCGAAGAAACTCCCGGTGCGTTTGCAGGCCGGGTACAAGGGGGCGCTGGCGCAACTCTACCTCGGCGAAGTGCGGCGCGCGCGCTCGGTCACGGAGGGGGCGGACGTGGTGACTTACCTGTCGACCGCGGACTCCGAAGACCCTTTGCAGAAGACGCGCTTGAACCGCCCTGTTGGCGCGGGGGCGTCGCCGGCGGACGTCCTCCCGATGCTCGTCGCGGCGCTCGGCGTGGGCGAGGGGAACGCCAAACAGATGGTCGCGAAGCTTCGCGCCAAGGGGGCGGCGAACGTCTACGGCAAACGCGCGGTGCTCTCGGGTCACGCGGCTCAAGAGCTCACGGACTTCTGTCGAAGCGCCGGTATCGAGTGGTCTATCCAGGACGGCCGCCTCCAATTCCTCGATCTGAACAAGCCCCTCGAGGGAACGGCTGTTGAACTTTCCGCCGACACCGGATTGGTCGGCTCGCCGACGGTGGATTCAAAGGGGCTGGCCGAAGCCAAGTGCGCGATGATTCCGCTGCTTCAGCCTGGCCGCAAGGTGGCGTTCAACAGCGAGCATCTGAAGGGCGGCTACCGAATCATTCAGGCGAAGTACAACGGTGACTCGCATGCCGAAGAGTGGCACACGACCATCACGTGTAAGAAGTACTGAGGCAATATGAGTGGAGATCCGACAAGCCTAGCTGACGTAGTCACGGGTGCGATTGATGCCACCCTAGGTAAGATACATACGTCGATGCCGGGCAAGGTGGTCAGCTACAACTCGCTCGCGCAAACCGCCGACGTCCAGCCGATGTGCAAGCGCCAGCTCTTCACCGCCGACGGCGAGAAGGTCTACGAATCCTTGCCGCTCCTGCCGGGCGTTCCCGTGTGCTTCCCGCGCGGTGGAGGGTACGTGGTCACCTTCCCTTTGCAGGCGGGGGACACCGTCGTCCTGGTCTTCAGTGAGGCAGGCCTATCCGAGTTCTTGGCGACGGGCAGCGAGGCCGAGCCGTGGGACACCCGCAGGCACCATATCAGCAACGCGGTCGCCATCCCGAGCATCGCGCCGGACACCGCGCCACTGGCGAGCGGCGACAACAGCGCGCGCACCGCGGGCATCGTCATCGGCAAGGACGGGGCTAACGAACAGATCCGTTTCGCCACTGGGAGCATCAAGCTCGGCGCCGACGCGACGGACTTCGTGGCGCTTGCCGGCCTGGTCAATACGAACCTGACGAACATCCGGAACTTCTTCAACACACACACTCACCCCGAGACCGGCGCCACCACGGGCCCGCCTTCCGTGAACATGCCAGCCCCGAGCTCCGTGTCGGCGGCGTTGGTCAAGGCTAAGTAGTACATCCTGCTACATCCCGAGGGTGAGCACCTTCGCAATCGATCCGCTTACGAATGATCTACTGTTCGTGAACGGCGAGCTCGTGCTCGTGACGACCGTGCATGAGGAGGTCGCCATCGTCCTGAACGCAAAGTTTCAGCACGTCAAAGGCGGCTGGTTCTTGGATGTGCGCGAAGGGTTCCCGTGGTTCGAAGTCGTCTATGTCAAGAACCCCGACGTGCAGATCATCAAGGGCGTTTTCCGCCAGACGATTCTCGATACGCCTGGCGTGACGGACGTGCCTCAACTTGACCTCGCGTTCGACCGCTCCACCCGCGCGTTGACCGGCACCTTTCGAGTCCTCTGCGACGACGGCGTGACCATCGTGGGCGGTCCTGGCAATCCCTTTATCGTGGAGTATCCGACCCAATGAGCGGCGTCGACATTACAGGTTTCACCGGCAAGACGATCGAAGAGATCAATGCGGAGATCTCCGCGGATCAATTGTCGACCGTCGACGCTGGGATGAATCAGAGCTCGTCCACCGCGCTCGGCCAATTGAACGGCGTCGTCGCCAAGAAAGCCGCGGAGATCTGGGAGGTCGCGCAAGTCGCCTACAACGCCATGAACCGCGACGCCGCGGAGGGCGTGCTCCTCGATAACATCGGCTCGCTCACCGGCTCCCCGCGCCTGCCCGCGGCAAAGTCCCTCGTCACGGAAACGGTCAACCTCGGCATCTCGTTTTCGCAGGGGCCTGGCGTGATGATCGTCGCCGTCGCCGGCCAGCCCGACGTCCGCTTCACCAACCGCGATACCGTCACGTCGACCACGGCCGGCAACTATTCGGCGGTCTTCGAGGCGGTGGACTACGGGCCCGTCGTCGCCAACGCCGGCACGCTCACGGTCATCACTCCCGTGTCGGGGTGGAACAGCGCCACCAACGCTTCCGACGCGGCCGTCGGCAGAGACCGGGAATCGGACGCAGACTATCGCATTCGCCAGCGGGACGAGCTCGCCGCCTCTGGCTCGGGAACCGTCGACGGCATGCGTGCGGACATGCTGAAGGTGCCGGGCATCTTGCAAGCGTTCGTATTCGAGAACGCCTCCGACGCCACGGACTTCGAGGGTCGGCCGCCGCATTCGGTAGAGGTCGTGGTGTTCGACGGTCTCTCGCCGACGGTCGCGAACAGCGTCATCGCCCAAGCGATCTGGAACACCAAGCCGAGCGGCGTCGCCACCTATGGCACCACGAGCGCGACCGTGACCGATACGTCCGGCACCATCCACTCGGTCTTCTTCTCGCGCGCCACGGTGAAGCCGGTGTACCTGGACTTTATCAACGTCGCCATCGATCCCGTTACCTTCCCCGTCGGCGGCACGCAGGCCATCAAGGACGCCGCGGCGGCGGCCGGGCGCGAGGTGCTGAAGCTCGGCGTCGATGTGTCGGCCGCGTACTTCAAAGCCGTGCCGTTCCGCGTGGTCGGTGTGACCGACGTTTTGACGTTGGAGCTCGGGTTCTCCCCGTCGCCCTCCGCCACCGTGAGCCTCGTGGTTAGCCCGCGCGAGATCGCCCTCGTCGATACGGCGAACATCACCGTGACGTACCTGCCATGAGCCTTCCCGTCTACGATCCGAACCACGTCCTAGAAGGTCTGGCGTTGCTGCTCCAACAGTGGCGCTCCTCGCCCAAGGTGACGGGCATCCTGACCACCTACCTGAAACAATTCCAGGTGCTCGAAGACACGGTGTGGGACGTCATCAATTCGCGCATGGTCGACACCGCGGTCGGCGCGCAACTGGACATGCTCGGCGACTTGGTGGGCGAGGCGCGCAAGGGGCGCAACGATACCGACTACCGCGCCGCGGTCCGCCTCCGCATCAGGGTGAACCGCTCGCAAGGCCGGGCGGTCGATGTCATCGACGTCGCCACACAAGGCAGCGGAGCGCCGGCGATCTACCGCGAGTACCCCGAAAGCCTTGTGTGGGAAGTCGAGCTGAACAACTCTTCCTCTCCTGTCGAAGTCGCCAAGCTCCTCATGCAAACGAAAGCCGCGGCATCGCGCGGCTACATCGTCTACACCGTCTGGCCCACACCCGCCGACACCATGCGTTGGAACAGCGTGACGGCGCCGGTCGCCGGCCGCGTCTGGGCGCACACCTCTGGCGCACCTGTCAAGCGTTGGGCCGGCGTGGCCACCGTTTAGCCTTCGCTCTTCGGGAGCCGACCCACGCGCCAGAGGTAGAGGTTGACGGCGTCCTTGATGTCTTCCTCGTGGCTTGGCATGCGAGCAACGGCGGCGTCGACCATGGCCTTCTCGAAGTCGAACATCTTGCGGCGGCCGCGGAGGTGATGCGTCTTCTTCGACACTGAGCCTTTCCACTCTTTAGGGAACACCTCTTCACACTCGACCTTGCAATAGATCTTGAGTCGTTCCTTGTAGGTGCCGACGCGGATGAGCAGTGTACCGATCGAGTTCGGCGCGGCCTTGCCCTTGCTGTAGATCTCAGGTCGCTCAATGAGAGCGCGATTGAATTGGTGCCAGGGCCAGTCCTCCCCGTGTCCGCACCCACGAAGACGGTGTTGGCCCGCACCCTCCCCGAGAGCCCATCCGGTCTGTTCGCCCGGGTCGATGGCGAGGATGTCAGTCATCAGACTCTCCAAGTCGGAGGCGGTTCTTGCTCCAGTCGCACTTGGTTTCTTCCACCGCCGCGATGAACGCCTTGCCCCCGGGCTTCGAGCCGTCGACGTTGAAGCGATTGGTCACGGGCTTCTCGCGGGCACGCCTAGCAAGTTCCAACGTCGAGCACCCCGGTGTCGAAGGCTTCGAGTGCTGCGCGGGCCGATGCACCTGGCACAAGGGGCCGAGTACGGAGCCGACACCGTCATCGTAGCAGTCGCACTTGGGGCGTGAATGCTGCGCGGCGAAGAGGGCCGTCTTGAGGGCATCTAGCTCGTCCCAACAATGACTAGGCGGCGCCATATTGGAGCAATACTCCACCAAGTTAGCCGCCGCGGCCATCACTTCCCGCACGCGCGGGTCGTCGAATTGGGGGAAGTCGTCGGGGCTCATCGGTAGATGTCCGTGTAGGCCACTGGTACCTCGTAGTGGATGTTGTTCTGTTCGAGCGTCTGCTTTAGGACGCCGACCGTCGCGACCAGCGCTTTGATGTCCTCTTTCATCGAGGCCACCGCGATCCGCAGATCCATCAGCTCATCTCTTTTCGTCGTCGTTGCGCTCATGTGCCGCCGGCTTTCTTGGAAAGGGCATTGAAGATCTCCAGCTCCTCATCTGTCATGTGCGACAGATCTACGGTCTCGACCTTCTCCGTGCTCTCGCCTCTCACCAACCTATCCAGCTTGACGGTGATGTCAAGGAGCTTCCCGAGCTCGGACGGTTTAGCCGAGGCCGCGCCCCCGAGAGCGCTCGCTTGCTCCAGCATCTTGCCGACCTCTAGCTGAAGGAACACTCGCATGTCCGCGAGGATTGCCATGTGCTCTTCGGCGATGACCTTCGACGACTTGGCGATCTCTGCTTTCTTGCACTCGACTGCGAAGGCTGAAAGGTGGTTATCGTAGGCGCGGGTGCGTATCGGCCAGGCCCATTGCTTGTGCCAGCGGAACATCTGAGCCACCGGGAACGCACCGTAGGCGTCCACCTTGCGCGGCAGTGGCATGTCTCGGTGGTAGACGAACGCGCGGAAGGCCTCATCCGGTTCGCCCTCTTGGCGCTCCCAAAGATCTGTCATGAAGGGGATGTAGCATACCCTCTGCTACATCCCTCGTATGAGTTGGATGAAACGCTTTAGCAGCCGCATCGACGCCATCGCGCGCGTCATCCAGCCGCCGGCCCCGGTGACTGCCTCCACCCCTACGGCCGCACGTTCGCGGTGGAACGCCGATGGGTGGGAGAACTTTGCCACGGGCTTCGGCACTTCGCAAGACAAGAGTGCGCACGGCTTCTTCGCCAGCAACTGGGAGCTCTGGTCGCAGATGCTTTCGGACATGTTCTACGGCGACCCTCTCGCCGCCAAGATCGTGTCCCTGCTTCCTCAGGAATCCTTCCGCCGCGGGTATTGCCTCGAGTCCGATGCGAACCAGCCCATGGCCGACACGTTGACCGACGCATGCGAGGCGCTCGACCTCGACAACAAGATCCTCTGGGCCGCCATATGGGGCCGGCTCTATGGCGGTTCGCTCCTCGTCATCGGGATGAACACCGGCTCGGACCAGGCCTCTCCTCTGCCGCCTGGCGCGACGGGCGTGCGCTTCCTGAACATCGTCGATCGCCGTGACGTGCAGATCGCCACCTACTACGAAGACCTCATGTCGCCGAAGTACGGGCAGCCGGAGATCTACGACGTGCGTAGCCAGACGGGCGTGCTCACCAAGATCCACGAGAGCCGGTGCATTCGTTTCGACGGCATCGAGGTCGACTACCGGAAGAAGCGCGAGCTGAAAGGCTGGTCTTACTCCGTGCTGCAGCGGCCGTACGCCGCGCTCCGCGACTTCGCCAACGCCTTCCGCAGCGCGCAAGTGCTGCTCTCGGACGCGAGCCAGGGTGTGTTCAAGATCAAAGGTCTCGTCGACATGATCGCCGCCGACGAAGGGCCCGAAGTCCAGAAGCGGATGGCACTCGTCGATCAGATGCGGAGCGCGTTGCGCTCGATCATTCTCGACGCCGATCAGGAAGACTTCACGCGCGTCACGACGCAGTTCGCGGGCATCCCGGACTTGCTCGATCGGATCATGATGATGCTCGCGTCGGCGACCGACATCCCGGTCACGTTGCTCATGGGCCGTTCGGCGGCCGGCATGAACGCCACTGGCGAGGGGGACGCGCGCGCGTTCTACGACACCGTGGCCGCCTACCAAGAGAAGGTCCTGACGCCCATCCTGCGCAAGCTCTTGCCCCTCATCGGCACCGTGCCAGAGGACCTCGAGATCGAATGGGAGCCTCTCTGGGAGCCGAGCGATCAAGAGCAAGCCCAAACCGAATTGACCGAAGCCCAAACTGAGAAAGCGATTGCGGACACCGACGCGGTCTATGTCGGCATGGGCGCTGTCTTCCCCGAGCAAGTCGCACTGGCGCGCTTCTCCGATGTTACTGGCGGCAAGATCGAAGTGAACCCGGCCGCTCTGCAAACCAGCATCAAAGCTGAAACCGATCTCGTCCTAGATCCCGCAGTTACTGGGCCAGGCGGCGGACAAGAATCCGGCGGCGCATCGCAACAGATCTTCGGCTACCATCTCGAGCATCCGATCTTCACGGTCAACGAGATCCGCGCGCGCTTCGGAATGCAGCCGGTCGAAGGTGGCGACGTGTTCGTCCAGGGTGTGGCGCCTACAGCTCCGCCCCCCGACACCGCGCCACCAGCGGACGGACAGCCGCCGTCGGCAGGAGAGGACCCCTTCCCTCCGAAGAAGCCGGATGCCGCGGCTAAGTAACCGCGCACTGCGCCGCCAGTCGGCGATGATGCTGTCAGCTAACAAGCAAGCCGAAGCCAGGTATGCGAGTCAGCTGCGCGGCATCATGGCGGCGATCAATGCAGCGACGCTCAACCAGATCGGCGACACCGTCCCGACGGCGCACGAGCTCTCGCTCATCGCGGCCAAGGTGCGTGCAGCCATTCCGACGCTGGTCAACACCGCGTTCACGAAGATGTCGACCGACGTCACGGCACACAACGCCAAAGCGTTGAAGGCTATGGGTGTCCCCCTCGGCCCGCGGCCAGTGCACAAGCAGCGCCAGCGGCGGCACGTGCACGGACACCGTGGCGACGCGGTCGGACAGACCCTGGCGAAGCAGCTCAATGAGCCCGGCATCTCTTCTCAGATCGATACCGCGCGCATGGCGAACATCGCGCTCATCACCAATGCCGCGCGCGATTACGCAGCCGACGTGCAAAGCGTCTTCAACGATCCGAAGAACGTCGGATTGCACGTCAAGGATCTGACCGACAAGCTCGTCGAGCGCGGCAACGTTTCGCAAAGCCGGGCGGAGCTGATCGCACGTGACCAGACGCTGAAGTTGAACGGGAACATCACGCAGATCCGCCAGACGGCTGCGGGCATCACGTCGTACACGTGGTCGACCTCCAACGACGAACGCGTGCGCGAAGAGCACCGCGAGCTCGAGGGCCAGGTCTTCACGTGGGCGGATCCGCCGTCGGTCGGCGCGCCAGGGCAGGACTTCCAGTGCCGGTGCATCGCGGTGCCGGTCATCGAAGGGCTCGAGGAGATCTTCGGCGACGAGCCAGCAGCTCCGACCGACGTGACCCCTGCCGAAGAAGCGACCATCGATCAACCAGTGTCGGAGGAAGTCTTCGAGCCTGCACCACCGCCACCGCCGCCCGCTCCTGCACCACCGCCGGCACCGTTGCCCCCCGTGGCACCGAAACCTCCGCCGCCTGTTGTGGTCAAGCCGGTCAAGGAGCCCAAGCCCCCGAAGCCGTTCAAAGAACCGAAGGCTCCCAAGCCCGCTCCCGTCGCGGTTCCGAAGGCCCCCCGGCCCGCTCCCGTCGTGGCGCCTGTCGTCGAAGAGCCTGCTCGTAAATTGACTTCTGAAGAGCTCCCCCCTCGAACGCCGTTCACTGTCGGCAAGCACATTCGCAACCCTATCGACGCACCGTCGTTCACCCCGCAACAGGTCGACAAGTTCGCCGCACTCCTAATCCCCGACGGGGGGCATGAGTTTTTCCTGTCGCGATACCCTCTCGAGAATGTCAAGCTTTGGGACAAGGTAGAGGAAGGCGCCAACGGTATGTACCGGGCATCCCAGAAACAGATCGAGGTGAGGGCTGCCAGTATGCCGGAACCCAGCAAAGCTCCGTTCGAGCTAGGGGTAAGCTACGTTACGACTGACGCGGTCGACACCAAAGAAGGGGCACAAGAGGTGGCTCTGATACACGAGTTTGGACACCACATCCACTTGGCCGATCGAGCGGAACCTGGTTCCGACTTTCGAAAGGTCGACGCGGTCATTGCACAAGCCTATGAAACGCGCCAGAGTGCGGTGTCAGGTTACGCGGAAACCATGAAAGAAGAATACTTCGCCGAGACGTATGCCATGTGGCGCAAGTACCCCGATCTGCTTATTGACCATGATCCTAGCGGCCATGCCATGGTCGAAGAAGTCCTAAGGCTAAGGCATATACGACGATGAGCAAACCGAATCTCAAAGAGCTGCGCGCCGTTGGCCAGGAGCTCTCTCGCATCCTAGACACCAACGGCGCGTTGACCCACGCGGAATACGAACGCCTTCTGGCGCGCGCGCGCGTGGCCGCGGCCGGTAAGCCGCTGCTCGAATTCGTCTTGAACTGGAACCCGAACCCGCCGCGCTAGTACGGCATCATGATCCCGCCGACATCCCAGAAGTATTGGGCGAACTCGGCGGTGCGGTCCGTGTGTCCTGGTACGTAGATGATCGCGTTGGCGTGGCTCGGTCCGTCGCGGTCCTCTCCCGTGGGGTCGATGAAGGCCAGGCGCTTGGCGGGTATGCACATCGGGAACGACGTGACGGACTTCGCGCCACGGCCCTGCAGCACCTGCAAAGACGAGACGCTGAAGCACATGAAGATCGCGTGTGAGACGTGGCCGAGCACGGCCTCTTGCATGAGCTTATCCCAGAAGAGCGCGGTCTTGCTCTTGCTCGAAAGCGCGTGGCCCTTGGGGTACTTGCCGCCCGGTGGGTTGCAATAGACGGACGCCTTGCCCTGGTAGACCCCCGAGTCGAGGTACCAGGGTTGCGCGAGACCGTCGTCCCTCTCCGTGAAGATCTGTTGCGCACGGACCGTGGCGTTGGCCTCGACTGAGGACGCCGGGTCTACGTCGATGATGCCTCCGAACACCGAGCGCACTCGTTCGAGGATCGGGTCGGGCGTGCGCCAGCCATCGGCGCCAGACGTGTGCTGGACGAGGGTCATCAGTCGGTCTCCGGAAGCTCGACGAAGTCCGTGCTGTCGACCACGGGCGCGCACGTCGAGCAGTCGTAGGTGATGTCGTTGCCGCACTCTGAACAAGCCACTGGCTCAGGAGACCACAAGGGTACTGCGTCGATGACCCCCGAGCCCGCGAGCTCGCGCAGGCCCGCGTTGACGAGATCGACGCACTCCGCGTGCGGAGACTTGGACTCTTCGGGGTAGAGCTCTTGTACGGTGAACGTCGCCAGGCTCTGACCACTGTCGTTTATCAAGTCATAGATCTTTCCGAGGGTGTCGTCCTGCTGATCGGCGTACTTGACCAGCGCCCGCGCGGTCGCCGTGGCGATGCGGAGTTGTTCCTTGGCGGCGGCGAGTTGCTCGGTCAAGGACTCGATCTCTTGCTTCATGTCGTGGTAGCTGAATGTCGGGCTGTCGCTCACGGTGTCCTCAGATCGTCGGCCACGCGGTGAAACTCGGTGTACATGTCGAAGTGTGTTTCTTCGTAGGCTTTCTCGGCAAGGTGCTCGAAGCACGTGGCCAGACGTTCGCGCTCGGCTTTGATGGCCTGCGCGATGCGTTCGTCGATCCAGTTTTGCAGACTGCCGAGGGTGAACGTGCCTTGAAAAGCGAGCGGCGGGAGTTCTTTCATCGACGTGCCCTCCTCGCCGCTCGCACAACGCGGGTGTTGGGCCACCCCATCGACAACGCGTACTGCACCGCCCAAGGGTAGCCGAGCTTGTAGGAGAGCCGGGAGTGTGCCCAGAGTAGCGCCCGTGGCGGGTCGGCCCCGAACGAGTGTGCCATGTCGATCAGGAACGAAAGGCGGATGAGACTCTCTTCGTTGTCGTCGTTAGGGGTGCTCATTCGTCCTCCAAGATGCCGTCGATGATGCCGACGGGCAAGACTTTGATGTTCGGCTCTGGCTCGGAGACCGCGGGTTTGCAAAGCACGTCCCACGTATCCAGCGAGATTGGCGCGCCAGAGTTCATGAGACGGTGGATGATGTAGGAGAGCTCAGCGATTGCTTCCTCGGTTCCGCCGAAGCGGACTTCGAGTGTGGCCTTGCGAAGTCTCGACTGGCGCACATTGCCTCCGTTCAACCCCCAGATCCGATCGGAGTCGTAAAAGCCGGGGTCGACGCGTGCCGTGCTGATGCTCTCGATGAAGACGGGAAGCTTCACGTGATCACCACACCTTCATGCAAGAGGATGCCCGACTCCCGAGCGAGCTCACGTACGGCTTTGCTCACCGCGTTGAGGATCCCTGGTTGGTGCGCGCCGGCGGGGAGGGGCGTTGCCGCCACGGGCGTGCCCTTCTGCGAGGCTTTCTTCCAGGCCAGGTGCTTGGCCTTGGTGGCGGCCTTGCGCGCGAGGGACTCGGCCTGGCGCCGGTCGTGACGGTTGCCGTACCGCGCTGCCGTCTTGAGCCGGAGCTCTGACTTGAGTTGCTTGACGCTTTGATACCCGGCCGCCTCCCGACCTGCGACGAGCGCGGCATGGTCCTCGGCCGACGCTACGATCTCGCGCACGTCCGTCTCCGCGGGTGGCGCGGCGCCCGTGGTCCACACGGTCTTTACGATCTCTTTGACTTCGGCAACGATCTCTTCGGGTGTCTGGTCTTCGTTCATGTTTTCGATCCTCTGTAGAAAGACAGTATCATGTACAGGAGCCACATGCCCCATATACCGCACGTGCCGATGAACAATCCGGCCCACATGTAAATCACGGTGTCCCGATCTCCCAGAACCATCCGAATTCAGGGAACGTAATGTTCAATGTGGCTTTGCGTTTTGCAACCTTGGCGGCGTATTCCAGGCAGTCTTTCTGAGCCACATCGGTACTTCGCCAGCGGTTCATGCCCCCGGAGTAGGAACTGATGCACATGCGAATTCTTCGTCGACCGTTCACGGCTTCACCGCATGTTCTTCGACGCAGCAATGATCTCGATCGCAGTGCGTGCAAGCGGGTGTCGTCGCGGCCTTGTCGTCCGCGGCTTTACGGTCAGCGTAGACACCGACGATTCCCCAATCCTCACACCGGTTGCATCCGTAGACGACGATGTAGGCGATCATCGTCGTGCCTCGAAGCAATCGAAGCAGAGACCCATCGAGGTCTCGGACTCGGCGTGCTTGGATTGGTTGCCGCACTTGGCGCAGTGCTGCGCGGTCGACGTGCGCCCGCTCTCTGCGATTGAGAACCTCGCTTGGATGTCGACCCTTCCGATGTCCGCCCAGAGCTTGATCGGCTGGCCCGCGATCGAGGCGTCGAGCTCCGCTTTCGTGACGAACTGGAACGCCGCGCCGTTCATGTGGACGGGTCCGACCGCGCGCACGCCCGCGGGTTTGGTCCGTAGGATGGCGTCGATGATCTCGGAGCGCGAGGCGTGGAAGACCTCATCCTGCCGGACGAGGATGTGGATCTTGCCTGCGGCGGTGTCCTCGACGATGTCACACCAGAGCACGTTGTCGATGGCCGTGACCGCGTCGATGATACCTTGTTTGGTACCAGCGCTGGCGACGAGTCCCGCGACGGTCGTGTGTCCAGGCGCCGAGTCGGAACGGAAGACCGGGATGCCTGCGATGGTCATGAAGGGGTATTCGAACTCGCCCCAACCGTATCCCGTTCCGCCTCCGCCGTCACTCCAGTCTATCGCGCAGCCTTGGCTAGAGTGGACGACGTGGGTGATGACCCCCTTCCGCCCGTCTAGTTTGCGTTTGACGGACATACCTATCGTCGGGATGGTCTGGCCGACGGCCAGTGGTTTCGGCGCAGGACTCGTGACCTGCTGCGCGAGGATGCTCGAAGGTAGGAGCCCTTGCTTCCGCAGAGAATCGGCGAGCTCGAGATCCCTCGCAGCGAGATACTCGGCGTGCATGATCTGCAGCGGGGGCTTGACGTACGGGATAGTCGCCCTCGGCATGACCCAACGGTGCTCGCCGAACGTGACCTCGGGCAGCCGTGGCGTCGCGAGCTGGATCGTTCTCGGCTTCGGCGAGTTGGCACGCCACCATTCCGAGAACCCTGGCCCGACCAATGCGTCGACCTCTGCGTCCTTCGCTTCTCGTATCTTCATCACTTACCTTCCTTTTTCCAGTGTGGTCGAATCTGCGTCTCGTAGTACCACTTGCGAGCGGCGTTGTCGCGACAATCGTCGGCGTTCATGTGAGGGTCCCACCCTTGGATGTGAACAAGAGGGCGCTCGCCCGGCCGACACTGGACGACTCGGATGCCGTTCAACGTCACGGCCGGCAACGGCCGCTGCTCCCAGACGTAATAGGGATCGGTGCCCCAGCGTTGCGCTGGCATGACCACCTTGAGGTCGAAGACCTTCACGGTGCCGTCGGTGCAGTGCATGGTCAGGACGGTGCCTGCTTGGTTGTATTCGATCTTGTCGGTCACGGTCGCCACTCCCACTTGAACCCGTCGACCACGATGTGTGCCGAGTTCACGTACCCTATGTCGTCTATCTGGCTTTGAGCGAATCGCAAGCATCTCTCAGCGGCGAGGCCGGAGAGTTCGAACGTTGCCTTGATGTGCCCGGAATTCCCCGCGCGTGTTTCGATTCGCAGCACTGCATGCTTGGGGATCATTTCTTGCTCCGGAAGTCGAGGCGGGGGCGAAGGCCGCTGGCAGAAGGCCGGGCGGTTTGCAGGACAGCGAGGGCGCACACACCGTCGCGGACATAGGTCCACATCTTGCGGTTACTGTCCCACCACCGTGGCCTGATGCGTAGCGTGAGGAGGTACGCCCGAAGGCGGGTGCGTTCCCTGTACCAGCGAATCATATCCCAGAAACTAACCCGCCCTCGAGACCTGTCAAGCGTCTGGCTTGTACAATCCCGCGCGCTCGGCGCCAGCCATCATCGACGCGTAGGAGGAGCTCCTACTGTAGAGGTGATTCAACGCCTGAGCTCCGCTGTCCACCTGGTCATCGTGCGCACCGTTGGGGAAGGCGCAAAGCTCGTCCTCATACTCGAGGATCCAAGGGCAGAGCTCGGACGTCGGGTGGTAGACGTTGCCCGATTCGTAGAACACCGCCGCGGCTTCGGCGCGCGCGATCTTCGACTCGCCCTTGTCCTTCACCGGGATCAGCCCCGCCACGTGCTTGCGGAGGATCTGCATGACCGACGGCCCGTTGGCCTTGTCTTCGACGAGGATGCCCCTGGCGCGCTTCCACTTCACGCGCATGTCCACGATGCCCTTCGCCGAGCCAAGGACGTTGACGTGCTCCCTGAAGCGATCGAGGAGGTAGTAGTCCGCGCCGACCTTGCCCCACACCGTGCCGACAACCCAGTCGTTGTGCTCTTGATCCTTGAACGCCATGTCCCAAGACTGGATGATCGAATCGAACTTGACGGGGACGACCGCGTAGGTCTTGAACCAGTTGCGTTTGAAGACGTTACCGCCGGCGGGCGACGGGCGCTGTTGGTGTTGGGCCGCGGTGCCTTGCGCCCGCAACGTGAGCTCGCGCGCGTTGATCTCCGCCAGGGGGAAGCGCTCGGGGAAGAACAGCTCGCCCTCCACGGTGCGCGGGTCTCGACCGAACGCGGTCACGCACGGGTTCTCGGCCTCGTACCGCATCGGCAAACGCAGATGCACCCAGCCTTCGTGCTTCTCTTCCTTCAGGATGTACCCGACGAGGTCGTCCTCGTGCAGCCGCTGCATGATGATGCACTTCCGCACCGTCCGCGGATCGCCGCGGGTCGACAACGCCTGGCGCCACCATTCGACCGCCTGCTCGAGGTTCTTCATCGAGAGGTCCTGCGCTTTGGTGGGGTCATCGATGAGGAGCATGTCGGGGTGGAACCCTGTGCCCTTGCCTTCGACCGACGTCGAGAACCTAAAGCCTCCCTTACTGTTCGTGAAGTACCGCGACGCCGGCTTCTTCGGCAGCGTGAACTCGCCGCCCCATCGATCCGTGAACCACTGCGACTTGACGATCTTCAGCATATGATCGGCGTCGCGCAGCGTCAGCCCGAGATCAAACGAAGCGACGAGCGAGGAGAACCCCGGGTTCTGGATCCAACACCAAGCCGGGAAGAACACCGATGCGAGCATCGACTTCGTTCCACCCGGCGGTATGTTGATGATCAGACGCCGTGTCTCCCCGCGGTACAGCGCTTCGAGGTGCGCACACACGAGGACGAGGTGCCAGTTGTCTACGAACGGTTTGGTGTTGACGACGCCCCACGCCATCTTGACGAAGCGGTACAGCGAACGCTTGCCAAGCTCGCGCTCGGTCGATATGCGAATCTGTTCGGGGGTCACGGGATCAGCAGGTCGCGGAGCTTGGCGACGATGCGCTCGTACTCGAGTTGGTCCGCTGGCTCGATGTGCTTGGCCTTCCGCACGTGGCGCCGCTCGAGCACGGTGAGTTTCTTCATCGCGCCAGCGAGCGCGGACAGGCGTTGCTCTTGCTCGTCTGCCTCTTCGATCTCGATCATCTGTTCTTCAGCATCCGGTCGGTCTTGGTGGGAGCTCTCGGTGCGCGCGAGCCGCGTGAGGAAGTTCTCTGCACCGTCATTCATTCCGAGGGCCCACTTATCCACGACGTCGACGGACTGGACGATCGGCGGGTAGCGCCAGCGCTCGAGCTGCGCTTCGGATACACCGAGCTCCTCGGCCGTGGCGTCGCGCCCGTGCTCAGCGCGTATGCGGTCCTGGCGCCGGAGTAGGTGCTGCGGGATGGTGCTCATGCGGCGTTGGTTGACGCACGGGACCTTGTCGAGGTACGTGTCGAGGAAGTGCCAGATCCAACCCCGAGTCGGTGTTGCGAAGACGGTGCCGCGAGTCGGGTCGTACCGGTCCAGGGAATAGAGCAGCGCCTCGACCGCGACTTGGTTGTAGTCTTCGAGGGCGTCGGTGTTGCGCTCCAGCTCCTTCTTCCTGGCGAAGCGGTCGACTTCCCCGAGCATGAGCTGGCGGAACTGGTGGACGATCGTGTTGCGGATCTCGAGCGCGCGCGGCGAGCGCTTGTCGGTCAGCTTGGCGTACTCCCGGAAGAGCTCCCAATCCTGGACGTCCGGCGCCGGCGGTAGTCTTGCTTTTCGTTTGGTCATGGTACACGGGCGTACGAGAACGCCTTAGGTGAGTCTTGCGCCACGGGGTACAGCTTGGCGGAGAATTCGGAAGCGCGGCCCTTGCGGTCGAGCGTAAAGGAGATTATGCTTCCTCCTACATCCCATGGCCGAGATATCCTGTTTGCAAACTCCGAACGCTTCAATTGGAACGTGCCGCCCGACGCGCAGAAAACGTCCTCTGGGTGAGCATGACACATCGCGAAATGGTGAAGATGTCCGGACAGAAGCAAGTCGCAAGGCTCTTGAAGCGTCTCAGCCCGAGCGTTCAACATGCGGCGAATTGCGTTGGGCGTGGAGGCGGCTCCCATTGGGTGCCACATGTGAGTCCGAGCGCCGTGGAGAATGGCGTTACCTGCGCATGTTCCCGCGTGGTGCCAATCGATACCCGCGGCCCGCATGCGCTCCTCAATCACCCGTCCGAAGTCTAGACCTCCAGCCGCCGACGTATACCCATCATGATTCCCGCTTATTGAGGCTACCTGGAAGGGCGGCAACTTGCGCCATGTGGACACGAGCTCTTCGCACTGTTCGTCGCCCCCGGTGAAGCGCTGGTCTGGCACGAGGAGGGGCTTGACGCCGTCGGTCCAGTCCCCCGTGCCGGCCACCGTGCGGCAGCCGAGCTTCCAGGCCATCTGCCCGAAGCGGATGAGGCCGCGCGCGTGGAAGTGTTTGGAGCCTGCGTGCGTGTCCGTGATGTGCGCGATGTGGTGCCGGCCGGGCTTGGTGTCGCCGAGGACGACGAGCGGGCCCGGGCCGATGCTCACGCGGCTGGTGACGAACTGGCCGTTGTACTGGACCGCGAACCCTTGGCGCACGCCCGAGGCGATGGCTGCGCGGAGCTCCTTCTCGGAGCACACGAGCTTGCAGCAGAGCCACGTGATGGTGCGGGGAATACGACTGCAATGTCGAACGATCTCGTGAATCATAGGTCGCACTCGATTCGGATATGAGAGACGATGCTGTCGTAGGTCGAGAAGCGGTAGTAGGGGCGCCGGCTCGGGAGGCGGGGGTCTTGGTTCCACGGACGATCAATGAGGACGGCCTCGGTCCCGCGGGTGTCTCCCCACTGGTTCACCGTGATGAGCTTGTCTTCGATCAGGAAGTCGCCGTCGAACATGTGCTTGTATTCGCCGGGCACCGACATCATCGGCAGACCGAAGTGTCGCAAGAGCCATTGCTGGCGTTCGTAGGGCCAGGTCTTCGACGACTGGTACGGGGCGGTGAGAGCCAGGACGGTGCCGATCGTCTTGAGCTCTTCGACGAACTCCTTGGCGCCGGGGTACCACTGCATGGCGGTGGCGATGCCCTCTTGCTGCAGTGCCTCGTTCAGGTACTTGGACTCCGCCGGCGCGAGCGTCTCGCGCAGATCCCAGTGGGTGAAGTCTGCCTCGGTGTAGTGCGTCGCGAAGCGGCGATTGAGGATCGGACAGATCATGCCGACGAAGTCTCCAATGCAGCCGTCGACGTCCAGGAGTATAACGGGTTTCATAGGGAGTCCTTGTGGAGCACGATGTGTTGGACGATGGTCTCTTCGACCGTCTCGTAGTTCTTGATCTTCATGATGTCTCGGAGCACGTGGCAGAGACCGGAGTGGTAAATGATGCAGTGCACGACCTCGTGGTCGATCGTCGATTCGATCGCCGCGGGCGAGGCGCCAACGCGCACGAAGATCTTCCCGTCCCACGGACGGCAGCATCCGGCGTTGAGGTCGTCGCCGTCTTTCAGCTCGGGGACTTCTTCTGGCGTGGCGAGGAAGACTTCGTGCACGATGCCGCAGACGACGCGGTCAGGTAGGCGCTTCATTCGCAGGCCTCAAAGCCGACAACGCCCTCGGCGCGAAGCTCCTTGACGACCTTCAGCAGGCGGTGCTCGGCGAGGTTGCGCTCGCGGTCGACCACGAGGATGCGGTGGACGTTGAAGACCACGAACACGATGTTCAACGCGATGATCGAAAGGTGGCGGCCGCCGTACACGGAGCCCCCGATGGCGAAGCCGAGGCACACCAGCTGCACCATGAGCGCGAGGGAGTGCATACCGTAGGACTTACTGTATGACTTGATCAGCGACAGGATGGCACGTGCGTGTCGGATCTTCGCGAGCTGCAACTCGGGGCTCACGTGCAACCGTCCGTGCGCATGGTCTGCGCGAGGGCAAACGTGATGCAACACCACGCGTGGGCGAGGTGCGCTTTCTTGGACACCGGGTCCTGCCATTCGCCGGCTCGCCAGGAGTTGATGTGGCGCACGGCCGCGTCGAGGTAGTCGACGGTCGGGATGCCCTGCCAATTGTTGGCGCCGTAGCCTGTCGTTCCGTCCGGTCGGGGAGCATCGTAGGCGCCGTACATGAGCACGTCCACGCCGAGGCCGACCGCTTCCCACGGAAGCAACCACCATTGCCTTTTCGCCTGGCTGTCCTTTTGAGCACCCGGCTTTCGCGACAGGACTCCGCGGTGCGTGTCGACGGGTAGGCAGTGGAGGCGAGGGGCGTCGTGTGCCTCTCGAGCTTTGACCAGGTCGATCGAGGCCTTCAGCTTCTCGATCATCTCCTTGCGCTCGGCTTCGTCATCCGGTAGGCCGAAGCTTTTCTCGAAGTCTACTGCCGCGGGCATCCGATACTTGGAAAGGTCTATGCCGTCACTGCTCATATCCGGATTGTGGCATGTTGCTACAGAGGCGCAAGCACAATCGATTAGGGCGCTGAAACTTTCTTGATCGCACCCGCGACACCGACACATGCGCACGACGCGCCGCACGCGGCGAAAGGCAGCAGGGCGAGGACCAGTAGGACCTTCAGCAGCGTGTTCAATTGCGCACCACAATCAGCGCGAGCTCGCAACCCTCGACGAGGTAGGTGCCCCGGCCGCGGTACCACGACGCGTCCCACTTCACTACGATGCCGCGCTCGGCCTCGCCCTCTTCCGCGTCGAGCTGCACCATCACGCCGCACGCGCTCTTCGCGGTGGTCTGCGTCGCCGGCGCGCCGGTGTAGACGCCGTCCTCGAACGTGAACGAGATGCGGCCGCCCATGTCCCGAGCGACGGCGATGCACGCCTCGCTGGCGTTCTTCGGGGCGACGGCAAGAGCCGTGTACTCGACGTAGCCGGCGGGAGCCTTGCACACGGGAGCCGCGGCGGTGGCCGACGTGGCGGAGAGCACGACCACTACGAGAGCGACGATGATGGCGACGAGCTTCATACTCCAATCATAACTTCGGCGACCACGGTGTCAACCTGCCGTTCGCATCTTTCAACGGCTCCGCTGATTTAGACCACCGCGTCATGAGCAGGGTCTCTATGGGCTCAAAAGGACATCCAGGTAACCACGGATTGGCGCCTTCTGCCATGACCTGCCCGAGCCGGACCGCTGCCTCTGGCGCGACGTCGACAGGGGATTCGGCGATGATCTCGTCGTGTACGAAGTTCACACACCTTGTGCCGAAGAGCTGGGAAGTAGGCACCGCGTAGCATTCCTTCTGCACGAGCCAGAGCGCGTGACACGCGGCATCGGCGCCGAGCCCCTGGAAGAACGAGTTGGCAGCGGCGGTGTACGTCGCACCCGAGCGCCAGCGGTTGGAGCGGAGGTGCCGGAGCGTCGCGAGTTTCTTCGGATTGTTGACGAGCTTGCGGATGAAGGCAAAGTAGTCTTGCATCTCCGGCCACTGCGCCAGCCACTGCTGCTTGAGCTCCTTGGCGCGCTCGGGAGTGAGCACCACTTTGTAGGACTTCTTCGCGAAGAAGACGAACTTTTCGACGCCCAAGCCCCCGGGCAGACCGAAGTTGCAAACCTTACCCACCTGTCGCATATTGTCGAAGTCCTTGTCCTTGGACTTCTTCAGCTTGGTGCCCTCCTCGTAGGTGATGCCGAGGATCTTGGCGGCGAGCGCCGTGTGCGGGTCGATGCCGGCGTTGATCGATTGGGCGAGGGTCGAGTACCCCACGAGGTCGAGGCACGCCTGGCCGAGCGTGTGGAGCTCCAACGACGGGTAGTCGCCTTGAATAAACACGTACCCCGGGCGGGGCACGAAACATTGACGGACTTCCACTACCAGCACCCTTGGCAGGTTCGCGGCTCGCCTTCGAGGATGGCGCAGCAATCGTCGCACGTCACGTCGCCGCAGATCGAGCACTCGCTGTAGAACTCTTCGTCGTCATCCGCGTCGTAAGTTTGCCCGCATGCACATTCGATCATCGTCGCCCCCGTCGGTACCAGGAGAAGGGGATCCGCCGCGACCGCCCGGCTAGCGCCACAAGGAGCCGCTCCGCCGTGTCGATGTCATAGCACTGCATGCCGGTGATCAGTCGTAGCTCGCTCGGTTTCATTCGTCGTCCTCGTCATCATGAAGCGCCGCGCGGCGCCAGTTCTGTACGTTCGGTTTGGAGCTCGTGGTCCGACCCGTTTCGGCGAGATCGAACCGAGAGTGAATTGGGTAGTGGATGCCTTGCAATACCGCTTTGATGTCGTTCGAAAGCATCTTGGTGAGCGTCGAGAACATCGCGTACGCGTGCAGCGCTTCGTCGTCCACCGCCACGCAGGAGTCCGAGGTCAGGGACACGCAGTCGTATTCGCCGAACCCCTTCTCGCCGGCCAGGTGCTTCTTCACGTCCCACGATGGGGTGCGGGGGACACGGAGCCCCTCGCGTTTGCAAAGCTCGACCATCGCCTTCTTCGGGAGCTTCGTGTCGCGCGTGCCGTTCGGGCGCACCCAACCGATGTCGGTCAGGAAGGCTTTGATTTCCTCGTACTCCTGGCGCGTCTCGGCCTCGAGTAGCCGTACTCCCACCTCGTCGGTGCGCAAGCCCCAAGCCGACATGAGACCGAGCGCCCACATGCGCCGCGCCAAACGGAACTCGTCCTCCAAAAACTTCGCATGCTTCTCCTGGGAGATGAAGATGTCACACGTGGCGCGCGCGTCGTCCACGGCGTAGGTGATGCATCGCGTGGGGTCGTCGGCGATCATCGCCTCGAGTCCAGCGACGCGGTCCTTCAGCATGCGCTTCTTCGGTTCGAGGGCGAGGGCAGCGCGGGCCTGTTCGAGGAGGGGCACCGACAGGGCTTGGACTTCGATGGCGCGCTCGGTCCACCGTTCGAGAGGCGTATCGCGGAACCAACCGTAGGAGAGACGCCAGGCATCCTTGGTGAGGGCGAGCGGCGAGTGGCGCGTGACGACGTCGGAAAGCTCGTAGGTGACCTTGCGCCACTTGGACGTGACGGGGTCGCGGTAGCCGCGGTACTTGCCTGCGGCGATGTCGAGGAGCTTCTGGCGGAGCATGGTGTCGGTCACGCGGTCTTGCTCGTAGGCGTTGACCACGAGGGGCAAGAACTCCGGCCACTGCGCGCACACCACACGGAGGTCATAGGCGACGTTGTGCCCGACGATGAGGGTCTGGGGCGAGAGGAGGTTGTCGCCGACGAGTTCGCGGCTCGTGGTCCAGTGGTGCAGGGCTGGCACGGTGGTGGCGCCGGTGCTGGCGTCGACGTACTGCTCGGTGATGCAGACGATGGGTGGCGCCTGCCAACCGACTTCGATGAGTGCGGTCTCAGAATCCCAGCACCAAGCGGTGGTGGTCATGTCTTGCCGCGCGTGAACCGCTCGACGGCCTGCCAGAAGTCTTTCGCCTCGGCGAAGGTCAGGTGCGCGATCATCGCACCGTCCTGGTCCTTGAACTTGACGTCGACACCGGTCGGTGTTTGCTTCACGTCTACGCCGAACGCTACCGCTTCCTTGATCATGCCCATGCCTCTGCACGTTGCCGTGCCAATTGTGTCGCGGCCTTCTGCTCTAAGATCTCCCAAGCGTAGCAGTGCCGATGTGTCTGCGTCGGCAGGTGCCAATATTGAAGGCCCGCCCCGCTGTTCTTCTTCATGCGATAGCACTTCCAACAGAGACCGTGAGCCTTGTGAAGACGATCGGGGTGACACGTAGGAACGGCGCCCATCCGCCTGCCGCTGGCGGCGACTCTAGGCCGCGGGACGTATAGACGAAGGTGACTGGCGCGGCGGCGAGCCTTCGCTCTTGCCTTGATCTCGGGGAAGTGTGCTACAAACTTGCCTTTATCGCGCCAACGCTTGACGCTGTTTTCGGTCGCGCGAACTGCCGCGGCTTCCGTTTGATCCTGCCATGCACCGGAATATCCGAGCTCTCCCAGTGCTTCATCGAGGTCCGTGAATGCCATTTAGATTCCCAAGCCTAGCGCGGTTTGGCAGATGAGGAAGATCTTTTCGTGGTCCTTGGCGACCGAGGTGTAGTCGAGCTTGCCGTCGAGACCGACGCGGATGTGTCCGCACTTGAACTTCCAGCTCGGACGGATCCAGTTCCGGGTTTTGACGTGCAGGTGGCGGCTCGAGTCTTGGGCGCCGAGGTCCGTGAAGTACCCCGCCGAGCGCAAGGCCTCGTCGAGCAGATTGATGATCATGTCCTGGTACCAGGTGCTGCCGGAGACGGCCTCGGTCACGGCGTTGCGAGCCCGCAGATGTTCCAGACGTGTGCCCACAACTTGAGCACCAAAGCCCCGACGGTGAGAAACGCCGGGATGCCGACGAAGCAGAGGAGTGCGATGAACAACGCGCCCTGGAAGATGTCGTCGCGCCATATGCGCCCGTACAGATCCCAAAGCCAGTCGCCGAAGCGGAAAAGGACGAAACGTTTCTTCTCGGGTCGCGAAAGGGTGCCCATCAGCTCCTTGGCGTATTCGACTGCGCGTTCGGTGTCTGCGTCGCGGTACGGTAATGACGGGATGCTCATGGTTTCTCCTTGCGCGCCTTCAGCGCTTCGATGGCCCACTCGATGAGGCCGACGGTGAGGGCGGAGCCGGCTGCGATGGCGACCGCGATGAGGACTTCGGTGCTGGGTTTGGGGCCCTTGTCGCTATCGCACATCATTGGACACCTCGACCCATTCCGGCACGTGTCGGTGCATGTCGCAGAAGGAGATCATCTTTCCGTAACGCGTGATGAAACGGAAAAGATTCTCGGCGAGGAACAGACCGCGGTTTGCGATGTCCACCGCGACGGGGGCGATTACGACGATGTCGATCGGATTGTTGAAGTGCTCGAGCTGAATCGTCAACGTTCGGAGATTCGGATTGTTGGCCGGACCCGCGGCGATGTTCGTTACCGTGCCAGTGTATTGGGCGATGCTCATCGCGACCCCCGCGGGTCTTCGATGTAGCCCTTGCCGTCGCACTTCCAGTGCTTGTATTCATCCGTCGCAGGACGACCGTCGCAGGTCGGGCACGCCATCATCCACCGCGCTCGGCCGTCCGTCGCCACCGCGCGCACCACGCGGTCGTGAGTCTTCGGGTGGCACTCCCAGACTTGGAAGCTCTCGCGGAGGTCGTGCGTGCCGGGCTTGGTGAAGGTGCTGAGGCGTTCGGCGCACATGAGCGCGGCGTCGAGCGTGACGTACTCGTCCTGCTTGAGGTAGAGGTTGCTCTCGGGGCTCACGTAGTACATCACTCTTCGCCCACGACGTAGCAGAATTCAAACTCACCGTCTTGCCCGTGCTCGGTGTCGTCGAGCACGCCGTCGGTGCCGTCCTGCAAAGCCTGCCAGGCCTCTTCTTCAGACTCAGCGTCGATGCTCCACGTCTCGACGTTCACGATCTCTCGGCTGAAGATGTAGGTCTTCATGACTTCGCGATCTCGGCAGCGATGGCGCGCGCGAACAGTTCCTTGACGTCGGCCTCCGTGCGGGAGTCGTTGAAGGCGATCAGGTCCTTGGTGCGGCCGAGGCTCGTGCGGCATTCTTCAGGTAGCGCGAGCCAGAGCGGGAATTGCAGCTCGCGCTCAGACTCGTAACCGCTCCCGTCATCGCCGGATCCTGCCCAATAGGTGGCCGTAACGACGCACATGGTGTTCAGACTAGCGTCGTGCGTCGCGGCCTCTCGGGGCCGGCCATTCCACCAACCGTTCGTTTCGATGAGCGCGAGCGCTGCCTGCAAACCTTTTAAGATGACGTTCATGGTCCTTCGTGCCTCACGTTGGTGCGCCCTTTGAAGAGCGGTTTATCGTTCTCGTCCAGGATCGTTACCTGACAAGGCTGGTTACGTTTCCCGGCCTCGTCAAGGGCCGACCGGATGATTCCCGGTCGGTAGCTGTCGTACTTGCGCCAGAGGTCTGCACCCGCGGCGGTGAGCTTGATGGCGTGGTGGTAGGTGAAGGGGCTCACGGCTTGCGCCCCGTGTGTGCGATGAGCCCTGACAAGACGGCCTTGGCGGTCGACGCGCGCTCTTCGAGCTCCTTGACGCGGTCAGAGCAACGCTTGACGGTCTCCTGGTCTCCTCTGCGGAGCTCGAGCATGCGGTTGTATTCGCTGTTGGCGACGCATGTTTTCTTCTCGAGCGCTTCACGCGCCTGAGCCTCGATCGCCGCCAGAGCTCTCAGCTCGTTGATCCTACGGTTGAAACCTGCCGCGTCCTTGTCCCATTGCGCCGCGGCTGCGATGAACTGCTTGCGTGTGCCGTCGTCCGTGACGTAATGCGTCTCGGTGGGCCGGGTCTTCCACTCGCGGATCTGTCGCAAGATGTCGTTGAGGTTGGTCAGGTTCGGGTACGTGAACCCACATTCGGAGGTGAGCTTCGACCGCCACTCTTGCATAGCCTCGGCGCAAATCTTGCCGGCGAGCTTGAGCTCTTGGAGTTTGACGCATTCGGCGTCGTACTTGGCCTTCCACTGTTCCGCGACCTTGATCCAGCTTGTTTTGGTGCCCTCGCAGAACCGGTGCTCTTGCTGCACGTCCGCGAGCTGCTTCGTCAAGGACATGACGTGCGCGGCTTCCGATTGCGGCACCCCCAGAGGTGTCGACGCGTAGGTCGCGGTCAGGGCTGCCACGCATTTCTTCAGGTACTCCCTGTCTTTTCTTCCTGCCTCGGCGTTCCGGCGGAGGTTCGCGTTCTCCTGCTTCAGCTGGTGGATCGTCTCGCGGTGGCGCGCGTCGCGTTGCTTCCAGGTTTCGCCAGCGACCAACGTACCGGCTTCGGCCTCACGGGCGAGGAGCGCGACGTGCTCGGCACGCAGCTTGGCGTACCCCTCTTGGAACTGCGCTCGATCGTCCACCTGGCGCTGGAGGTCTTTGCATCTCTTCTCTGCAGCCTGTCCTCGCTCGGTCGCCCCGTGCAATGCCGCGCCACGACCGACCATCTGGCCTTGCAGGCTCGCGACCTCGGCCTTGGCTTTCGCGAGTTCGTCATTGAGCTTTTGGTACGCGCCGTGCGAGGTCGAGGCTTCGAGCACCTTGACGCGCCCTTGCAATTGGTAAGCCGCTTCAGCATTCGCCACGGAGCTCTTGCATGCTTGGTCGTACTTCTCGCGGAGGTCCTTGGCCGCGGCCCTCGTCATGAGTTTGGGGTCCAGCGCCGCGGCGAGGTCCGTCGGACCGAAGCCGTCCAACCGCCCCGTGAGGCTTTGGGTGCCGTCACCTCGTTTGATGTCGACCCACACGACGCCTTCTTCGCATCGGGTCACTTCGATGAATCCGCCGCTCGTGGTTCGTACTTCGATCTTTTCGACCATGTCTCATGTTCTCCAAAAAGAAACGGCCCCGTCTCTCCCAAGAGTCAAGGGGAGAGCTAAGGGCCTCGTGCACGAGTGAGGATTCGAACCACGACCTCCCTTCCTGTTCCCGCCTTCAAGGGCCTAGGGAAGGGTGCTCTGCCGCTGAGCTTCCTCGTGCGTTGGCGCCGACGTCTTTTCTACAGGACCTCGGCAGAGACTGCGCAGGAGCTACCCCACTTTTCCGGTCTTTCCCGGCTGTCCGCTCGGCGTCACCGAGCTCGTTCTTTCAACCTACGCCCTAGGGCGTCGGCTGTCAAGCCATGCGGATGAAAAGGATGTCGTTGTACGCGGGGTTCTTCCGGCCCGTAAGGACCTCGGCGCCGACCGAGCGCCCGTTCATGATGGTCAGGTCCGCAAGGAGCGCACGGAACGCACCTTGGGTTTGCGCACGGTCGCAGCCGACCGCTACCAGGAAGTTCGCCACATCGTCCGCACGGTACCGTGCTGCTTCGCCTACGCCAGTGAGCGGGAAGAGGTGCGAGCGGACGCCCGTGACACCGTTGGTGGACTCGATGACCTCGAAGTCGACCGCGATGGCGGGGCCGATCTTGTAGCCGTTGAAGGACGTCACATTGACGATGCGGAGCTTGTACTGACCGAGTGGTCCGGTCTTGAGCTTCGCCGTGTTGGCACCGGGATTGACCGGTTCACCGCCGATGAGGCCGATGACGGCTTCGGCTGCGTGCGGATTGAAGGCGCGGGATTGTGCGGGGGCGGCGGGAGCCGGAGCGTAGGCCGGGGCTGCGACGGGCGGGGGCGCGTACTGCGGGACCGGAAAGCCCGGAAGGTTTGCGTTAGGGCTTGCGGCGAGCGGAGCAGGTGCGGCGGGAGCGGTGTTGAAAAAACTCATGGTTTGGTATCCTCGAATGTTGGAAAGTAAACGTGTGGTGTACCGTGTACGTGTTTCGTATACGTGACTGCGATTGGCGGGTCGGGCAGAGCGCCGCGACACCCACAAGAAAGCAACGCAAGAACGATGGCGAAGAGCCTCATCGCCTCCAACGATAGCCTGGCATGCTTCGGATGTCAATCTCCGTTGGAAAGTCTTTCGAACAGAGCGCGATCTTCGGCTCTTGCTTCAGCATGTCAAACACCGCGCCACCGGTGGCCAGAGAGTTCATGAGACCGTCGAAGTGTTCAATGCACCCTATCATGATGTCGACGTACACCTCGTCCTCGCGCTGGCCCGGGCGGTGCGTGCGGCCGATGAGTTGCTCGAAGGGCAGCGCGGTCGAGGGGCATGCCGTGATGAGGTTGCGGTTCCAGCCGTACTGTAGGTTGAAACCAGTGGAGCACGCGGCGATCGAGCAGATGATGGGCTGGCGCGGGAGCTTGGGGTTGTCGCGGTACGCCCCCGCCAGAGCGTCCAGGGACTTGCCGTCCGCCGTGAGGCCTTGCGGTCCGAAGTACGGCACACCCGTGCGCCTGGCAAGCTCATTGCCGAAGAAGACGTGCTCGACCCAAACGATGCCTTTGTGCTTGATCATCCAGTTGGCGCAGGCGTTGAGCGCGGAGTCGTCGTGCCATTCGTAGACGCTGTTCGGGACGAACGTAGGGCCGATGCGGCGCCACGTGGCGAGGGCTTCCCCGGTGTCGGGCACGCGGCCCGAGTCGATGGCCTCTGCGACGGTGCCCTCGGTGTCGACGCCCGGGATGTGGTAGTTCTTGAGCACGTAGCGGACGGTCCCGTGCCAGGCCTTGCGGGCGTTGCGCCACTCTTCTGGCGCGGGGGGATCCCAACGGTAGTGCAGACCGAGTGCGAGCTCGCGCGC